TCACCAGGATGTCGTTGTCGCCACAACCCCTCAGAATCGTCAACTGCGGCTGGAGCACACCCTCGTACTCAACCAACCTCAGCATCTCGCTGATCTTGTCGTAGCCGGCATACTGGCGATTCTTCTTTGCTGCCCGGAAGCTGATTCCGGCCTGGCGGTATCTGTCGAAGTAGTTCACGTCTTCGGCGGCATCGAAGTTCTCGCCGGCGGGGTCCATCAAGTCAATGTAGGACTTTGGGAATAGCCCGAATTTCTCTACCGTCGATAGCTTCTCGACGTAATCGGTGCAACTTAGTCGCGGTTGCTTGGCGTCATGCCTCTCCTGATTTTCTTCTTCTGGCCAGTAGGACCACGGCACAACCTTCCGGCCGTACTTGTTCACCATCAACCACACAAACGCGTGGGCTCTCCGTGGATGTGGGTCACAGGCCAACCATACCGTCCACCTATCCGCAGTAATCGTTCCCCTGGGCGTAAGGAACTGATTTACGTAATGAATCGATCGATCAAACTCCGGAAACCACTTCTGCCCGCCCCTCGCGTGGGCGTCAATCTCCATCTCGCGGTCCCACATCGTTACGTCGGGATACGCGCTCTTGAGCAGGGCAACGCGCTCGGGCGTCATGCTCGGGTCAGCCAGGTAATGTAATCTTGCTACGGCTATTCCCGCCCCTGGTTTGCCTGCCGGGATTCGCCTTACGCTGAAACCGCGCACCACGCCGTCCCATTAAGCACATCCCGCATTGTGCTTCGGTGTACCCCGTACCGCGCCGCAAGAGACGCTATCTCTCCGTACTTGCCAGTGAACTGATTTCGAGCCGCTTCAACCCGGGCTGGCGTTAATTTCGCCCGTCCATTCAGTTCACCGCGATTGCGATTGGGCGGCATAAGGCCGGTTCCCCATGCGTGGAATTTGTTCTGAGAAGATGTCACCCACTCCAAATTAGTTAGCGCATTGTTCCAATGGTTGCCATCTATGTGATTGCCCTCATACCCCCCGGGGGGCCGAGGTCCGACAAAGTTCGTCAGCACGAGGTCATGAACATATCTGACGCGACGACCGCCCTCCCTGCACAAAGACACTGCTGGGTATTCCCATTGACCACTCGGCCAAGGTTTCAAAATTCGTCCAACCATTGGGCCGCAATCGCGCCGAACTTGCCCATGATCCGATACGCTGTAAATTCCTTCGTAACCAACTATCGATTTCCAGGTTTCAATCATTGGGCAGGCACCGCGCAAGCAATAAGATCAAAGAACCAGCCCGGATAGGCGGAACTGAAGGCCAAGAGTTTTTGGGGCCTTGTGGACAGCGCATTAGCGTAAGCCTCGGCACCATTTGGATTGAATGCGCATTCGTCCATCACCACAATCGTTGGGTGCTCCGACCTGATCTTGTCAGGGTTCTTGCCGGGGAGGGCTTCGAACCAACCACCACCACCAAGCTCGAAGCGGTAGACGGCCTGATCCTCAACCGTCTTTTTCAATCGCGGCAACGGATACAATTCTTTGAGGCGTTGGTCTTGCTGCGCATAGAGAACCTTGCAATACTCGATGCACTTCTCGGCGCGGTCCTGGTCGGGGCACCAGAAGATGCAGCTCGCCGGCTGGTGCGTTTGGATAAAGTGAACGCACTCACCGCACGCCCACCAAGTCGCCATAACCGTTCGACTCTTCTCGATGAAGAGTTTGTCTTCGGAATGGAACAACTTGTGGAGTTCGTCGAAGTACGGGTAATCAGGGAGTGGTTTGTAAGGGTTCGCCGTGTCGTGCTCGTCCCAGGTCTTCGTCCACAGCCGCATCCACGTCAATGATTGGACCAGCGGGGCTACGAGGGGCGAAGAGTCGAGCAAGAGTTGCTGCTGCTCTTTCGTCGCTGACGACCAAACATACGGTATTTCTTGAAGTTTGATCGTGACCCTTACTGGCGGCATCCTCTATGTCCTTGTAGGCTCCGTGGGTGCGTAATGCCATGTCAACGGCGCTCACTTGAATGCTCAGAGCGTCTACTTCCCGCGAATCAAGCACTATCCCCTTGGAAGCAAAGAACTTAGTTTCCTTCGCATGGCGAAGCCTGTTCACGTCCTCGGCCAGACTCTCAAGGGTCAAGCCCATGCGGTGGAATACTTCAGGGGCCCTATCTCTGACCGCCTGCATGGCCTGAAACGCACCCTGCCGCGCCGATCGCGCCGGATACCCAACCGCCCTACCGGCTTGGGCCAGCGTCTTCCCGGCCGCCACATGCCGTGCCACCTTCAAGTGCTTAGCGATTACTCGCTTCCGCCGCTTCTTCTTCGCCTTGGGCTCGTCACCTACGGGCTTTTGTTCTTCGCTCATTGTCCTCGCCTCGTCGGCGCTCCTCAAAAATCAATACCGGGGACGACGGGCAATCGTCCCCGGCCAACGTGCGTCCCGGTGAAAGGAGGAAACGTCCGGGTTCGCATCTCAGCGCCTTGTGGCGCATTCGCCAACGTCATCGCTCGCTGGCGAAATCTAAACTTTAGACTTCTTACTTCCCATCGCTTTCGCCATCTTCTTGTACTTCGACTTCCCCTTGACCCGCTTCAGCCTCGGATTCGCTTTCTTCGCCGCGGGAGACGCGTTGCGCGAGGCCGCAGCCAGCACGGCACCGGGATTGCGAATACCCGATTCCTTGCCAATCTTCGCCTCGACGGCCTTGAATCCCGGGTGCGCTTTAATGAATCCCCTTAAATTGAAGAAGCGCGGCTGCCCTGTTTCATGGCATGACCTCCGGCAATATCGTTTATTGCCGGCGCTCTATATCTGAGCTACGCGCGCTTCCCCTCTATCAAAATATGGCCTTCAGGGGCGACCTTCCGCAACTTCTTCGGGGTGTGGACTCAGCGTACTGCATGGCTCATCGCCGTCGCGCCTTTTCTCTCGCCCGTACTCGGAAAACTACTGCCGCCCCTTCCGGCCTTCGTCGTGTGTTGGGTGGTATCTCGTCAGCCCATGGCCTTGGCCAAAGGGCTTTCACTGACTACTTTCGTCGCAAACCTGCGGATCGCTTCAAGTGGCGGCTCGTCTGACATCATGGCCGCCAAACCCTGGTCTTCCCCGAGACGCGCATGGATTTCTATGACCTTCCATCCCGTGATGGCCTCTCGCAGTTCAACGCAGAATGGGCAATCGTCCAGACCAACCGCATGGACGGCGGCTAGGGCCGCATCTTGAATTCCGGGCATTTCCGGCGTCGCGCGTCGGTACGCAAGTATTCTTGTACCGTCTCCAGACCATTCTTGCAGTAGGGGGTGAAATGTAAGCGCCTGGCCGCCCACAATTGCGCCGTCTATTTCCCATGCGGCACCATCCAGGAATTCTTCCATTACCCCAAAGTGCACAAGTTCTGGCAGGTACTTCGTCAACAATTCGGTGTACTCTGTCGGGTGGTAAAATCGAACTCCCTGATTCAAAGAACTTGCCGCCGCCTTGACAGCGATTCTACGATCTGCCCACAACTTGATCGGCTCCCATTTCGGATTCAGCCCAGTACCACTGAGCGCCACGCACTGCGCCAACCTAGACGTGCAGGCGGCAGCGGCCCCAGGGAGAAGGCGTCGATGGTTCGCATAATCCGCACTGAAAGCTACCTCCAAAACGGTTTCCTCGACCAATGGCATAACGAACAACCCGTCATTGCTCGAGCTTATTGGCCAGTGCCCTGACTCACCTACCCACTTAATCACGACGCCAAGATTCCGTCTTTCCCGGTTTTGTCTTCCTGCACAGTCTCGCCGATTCGCGAGTCTTTCAGTAGATTCGCCCACGCCACTAAGTTGCGCGCCATTGTCGCCACCTCTTCACGGGTGTCCTTATTCTTGGTCACATCCGCAAGCGACGTGCCAGCCCATGTGGCAAATGCTTCCGGGGGCACCGTGAATCCGAGCTGTGAGAACAAGCAGTAGAACCGCGACATGCAACTCTGGAAACCGTCGTCCGTCCCGGTGACGATGCATCCGCCGACCTTTCCGTACAGATCGGACTTGCCACTTTCGATGTACTCGTCATCGTATGTCGTCATGCGCTCGATGACTTTTTGTAGGTAGGAACTCGGCTGATTCCACCAAATCGGCGTGGCGAACACCACAATGTCGGCCGCTTCTATCTGCGCAAAGATTTCGTCCATCTGGTCGCTGTCATCGCCCGAATCGCGTGCCACACCGGGGATGATCTGAAAATCCGGCAGGTAGGAAATGTCAACCTCGGCACCGCGCCGCCTCATCTCATTCGCCACCGCGACCGCAAGAGCAAGCGTATGACTTTCCATTTCATCTGGCTTGAGCGAACCAACAAGAATCAGCGCCTTAACACCATCGCCTGCTGGCTCGCGCACATTCTCTTTCTTTTGTGTATTGGGCGGTGAAAGCGGGATTGTCATGCGTTGCCGTCCTCAATTTCCACACACACCCAAGCACTCACGCGCGAAACCGATCCACCCTTGGGTTGCCCCTGCCACGGTGTTAAAAACCACTTCATCTATCGGGATAAGCTGGCGATGCAAGAACATTGGCTGATTGTTCTTTCTCTTCCGATTGCCAAGAACAGCTTCCGAGCGAAGTGCTGAGTCCACCTTAATGATCTCAGCCCATTCTTCGGGCCGTTCTTTCAGTTTGGCCCACGCAAGATCATCGTGGAATGGGCAATACCTGCAAGCCGACTTTGGAACCTTGTGGGGAACACGGCTTACCAAGAACTGCTCACAGTGCACTCGCGCCATGAACATCTCGATCAACGGAAAATGCACCTTTAGGTATTTCGGCATCGGTGCTTTGGCGATCCGACCAGCTCTCCCGGACTCATCCAGCGATATACCCATGTACTGATGAACAACCATTCCCCTTGGAACGTGTGCCCCGGCCTTCAGCCCCAAGACTTCGCGGCGTAACGCTTGGCGGATCGGAATAATCTTGTATTCCTTTGAGCATTGCCTTCGAAGCTTGGACGTTTCGAGACCGTCAGGGCTTGGCGTGAACGCCGGGATGCTGATCCAACGCTGACTCGTGGAGTTAACTCCATGAATCAGATCGTCACTCAGCTTCCCGATCGTTGTCCGAATAATGCGAGGACCACCGAGCGATTCCATCCATTCAAGGTGCCCATAGACTTCCTTCGGTTCATCTTGGGTGTCGGCAAAAATGGCCGCATCCAGTTTCACTGGAATACGCCCCTCCATGAACATTAGGTAAAGGGCCGTGCTCTGAACCCCGGCGCCCAAATTAAGAACATGGAATTCTGCTTGGACGGCCATTCGCTTATCCCATCCTCCGAGCCATGCGACGGTACTTCCGCTTCTTGCGCTTTGGTTGGTACTCTTTCTTGCCGCCCTCGGCGGCGCGCTTCTCGCTCAATATGATGGCGACGGCCTGCTTCTGGCTCTTCACGGGCTCGCCGGAACCGCCCGACTTCAACGTGCCGGCCTTAAACTTCGACATCACCTGGTCGTACGGCATGAATCACTCGGGCGGGAGCGGACTTTGCTTCAGATAGGCACCGACCGTCGTTACGATGCTAACGGCGATGAGCGCCTTCAACTGGTGCGCCGTCACGCCAACTGCCCATCCGGTCATACCCGTCCCGAGGCCGGCAACCGCTGCGGCTATTAGGCCGCGAAACCATGTCTCGGTTTTACGCAAATCCATGCAATCAGTTACGCCTTGTTGATGAGACTGCGGAGTTTGGCGATCCCAACCGCCGCCAGTGCGGCAACCAACAGACCGATGAGTATCCACCAGCCACCGGAAATAGATGCGAACATGACGCCTCCTAACCGCGAAATTTGACCTTACTGGCAAGATACGCCATTCCAGCAAAGAAACTCAGCGCAAAAACGAGAATAATTAAAACCCATTTCATCAAGATTCCTGCCTTGCGAGATATTCCCTGGCACCATCCAGGAGGTGGCCGTGCTTTTCGATGTAACCAACCATTGAATTGCAGACGTTACAGGGAAGCCCTCGGACTTTTTCCGTCTTGTGGTTATGGCCAATGTAGAGCGGATGCAACTCGCTCACGCGAGATTTCCCCTTACAAATGGCGCAGACGCCACCCTGCTTTTCCACGAGAGCGTTGTACCCTTCTTGCGTCAAACCGTAATGCGATTTTAGATAGAGTACCCTTTGTGCCCTTGGATTCTGCTTCCTGTACCATTTCCAATAGCGGGAATAGCACATCTCGCGGCAATAATTCTTCCGACTGGGATGGCACATGGCTGGCCGCTGCCTGGTTGGCCCTGAATATCTCTGCGTGTTAAAGAGTCGCCGTTGCATCTTGACCCCTAGCGACAATGCCCCGTACCACAGACGGCGACGGCCCCGCCGGCGGCCCCGATCGCAAACCACTTGGCCGACCGTTTCAGGTTCGACCAGAATCCGCCACCCTTCGCTGCGGACTTCCACTTACCCGCATCGTCATTCGCCATCTTGAGCTTGTTCACGTCGTCCGCGTGCCGCTGATCGGCGTAGGTAAGTTTCTGATTGGCCGCGTCCAGGTTCAGTTTGCAGGTCTCGCACGCTTGAACGTAGGCCTTCACCTGCGGCGCATCCTCGACGGGAACCTGTGCGACTGGCTGCGGGTGCGGATTCTCTGGCGTCGCTGGCGGCGTCACAAACGTGATCGGCTTCTGTAGCGCCATGATTTGCTGAACCAGCGCCGCAATGTCTGGCGCGCTCTTGGCCTGGTCGAACCGACTGTTCATCGCATCCATCTGCGCTTGCTGCGACTTCACGAAGGCGTCGAGCTGCGCCCGGTTCGCGGCGTCATGCTGCTCGATGATCGCCAGCGCGTTCTTATTGGCCGCTTCGGTTGCCTCAGCTCGGGCCCGGGCCTCGCGCGCATTCACCCAAGAGAACACTAGCCAGCCGACAATCAAGATCCCTGCGGCCCCGGCAACGGTCTCGGCAATGGTGCGCTTGTTCATAAAATCTAAAATTTAGACTTCTAGGCGTACCGGCTCACGCCGCATCTGAATCTGCCGGAGCATCGCAACCGCCCAATTCTCTTTGTTTCGTACGGCTTCGGCGTGCTCGCCGCCAAGTTTGCAACTCAATCCACGTATCGGAATGGTTCGCATGCACTGAATAACCCGCCCAGGAATCAGCCAGCGCAGGATGTAATCCGGCTCGTCCTTTGGTGCCACAAACCCGTGCGGCCTCATTGGCTCAAGAAAACCCTCGGTCCAGAGTTCGTTAATCTCGCGCCACGTTAAGTGGGAATGGGAAGCATGATCCTGGGAGGAAAAAGCTGCTTCGTCGCACCACAGGCCAACAAAGCAGAATGTTTGACGGTTTTTCCCTGCCATCGAGGACAGTTCTCCTGGCGAGTCTGCCCCTACTCAGGCGCTCAGGGCATGGCGTGCGACCTGCGTGCGGCCGCAGTACACGTGTATATCTTCGGGTGGAACAAATGGCAATGCAAGTATTAATCGCTGATTTTACTTCGCGTTTTGTTCGTGGCGTATATTAGTGGGCGGCGCTAGGTCGTGTCGGATAAATTGTTCGCGCGTGTGAAAGTTTTCCCCGCAATTCAGGCATTTTCTGTGACGTACAATTATGTGTCCGAGATGTGGGATGTCCCTGTGGGTAGTTTTGGTGACTCGGTTTTTCCTGCTGCGGCAGGCCGGGCATTCCATGAAGTTTCCCCTCCAAACTTCTCGAGTGCGTACCCCAAAAGCAAAATCGCGTCAGCCTCGTTGTCGTCCGTGATCGTCGGCCTGCCGGAGAGTCGGTTCAAATCGTAGAGTCGTACCTCGGCAGCTTCGATCATGGCCTTCTTATCGGCATTTCCGTGGCCAGTCGCCCATTTTTTTAACGTCGAACCGTGGATCGGCGAATGGTCAATCCCAAATCGGGCACACATCTCTTGCACGCGAGTCACTAGACCAACGCAAATTTCCGTTGCCGCCCCGCCGCGGTGATGGGCCTGCTCAAACACAATCAGATCAATGCGGCGATCACTTCGGCATGACACAATCGGATGATCGTCGTTCAGGGCTATATCGGCCAGCCACTTGTTGAATTTCCAGAACAGCATCCCGTTCGATTCCCCGCGCTGCTTCGAGAAATCCTGGACGCCACTCTCAAGCCGCGCACCGTCCCACAGCGCCCAACCCGTACGAGTCGCTAAATCGAGCGCGAGGATCCTCATTCGAGGTTTCTCCATTTCTTGGAATTGCACGACTTACAGAGTGGTTGGATATTATCGATGGAGTCGCTGCCGCCCCGAGAAAGCGGGATGATGTGGTCCCGCGTTATATTTTGAGTTGCACCACACTTCGCGCTTCGTCGCGTTGCTAGATCCAGCGCCAAGATTTTCATTTCCCTTCCTGCCCCCCGGTGCGCTGCCCACCTGCCTTGGCGAGAGCGCGGAACTCAATAGCAAGCGCATTAAGCATCCTCGCTCGATGGGTATGTCCGCCTTTTTCATAGCCATGAGCCACGAGTTCCAGCCGCTGCGCTACTGCGCCAAATGCCTCTTCGCGCCCCTTCTCGATCCCCTGTTGCTCTATCCGCTTACACCAAGGATCGAACTCTTCATGTAACGCACGATCTCGCCCTCGCTGCTCGGCGAGGTCTTCGATGTCCTGCATCCCTATTCGAAGCGCATCGCCTGAATCCATTGCGCAAGCAGACAGATACCGCCAACGTTGTTTTTCATCTTTTAAGTCGCGGCGCAAGTCTTTTAGGTAATCGCTTTCCTGCGCTTCACTGACAGTAGTAGCGGGGGACGCGGGGAATGAAGTTGCAGCAACCATAAGTATTCGTTCAAACTCCGGCAAGTAATCTGCAACGTCAGGCTCACGACCGACACGGCTACGCATCCCCACAACAAGTTGCTTGGCGTAAATGGCGAGAAGTCTCGCCGTAGCCTTGACTTCCGGCCCCGCTTCCAGTTTCCCTGCTGCCCCGGCTCGTTCAGGCGCTCCGTCCACCCGTTCATTTCTCATTGGCCCGCCTTTCGCTTGCTGAGTGGCTGTACTTCATCTTGGTAACAAACAGCGGGCTTGCACTCGATTGGCCCTTCCAAACAAATCCTCGCATACTGCCCCACCTTGAACTTCGGCTTGCGCTTCCTGGTTATGGCTGGACCTCGATTACTTCGCCGTATTGCCGAAGACGCCTTCTCGCGGCAGAAGCTCCTTCAGTGACACCACGTAAGTTCCTGAATGCCCAAGTCCAAACTTCCTTTGGTGTGGCGGCTTTTGATGGCCGGACTTCGGCACTATCGTCTTTCCAGCGAAAAATGTACTTTATCTTGCGCTTCCCGGCTTCTTTAGCGGCCATCTGGTGCTCGCTTTCTGCCTTGCTTCACAACGTCATGCGCTGGCTGCCAAATGCTAATATAGGTGTTTGATTCCGGCGCCCGGCGCTTGTGCAAAGCCAAATCCGTTACCGCTGCGTCGCTGTGAATGATCCCCGCTTTTGAGAGCGAATCGAGGATCATCTTTGCGCAATTGTCCACGTCCATCCGCTCTTTCGGCCCCAGATTCAAATAGATTTCTATGAAATAGTTTTCATATCGCACGGCCTCTCGCTTTGAGCAAATCGCAACGGCTTGCATGAATGCCTTCACTTCGGTTGTAACATAGTGCCTGCCGGAGCGCGTGTGCTTCACGTAGTGGTTCGCGCTCGGCGGGAGCATGGGAACCATAAAATTCATGTCCGCGCAGAGCGTTCGTCCGTTCAAATCCGCTGGCGGCTTCATCGCTTGCTCCAGCGCGGCTTGCGCTCATCTTCTGCGTCGTGACACCATCCTGACAAATACGCGAGATTTGATAGGCGGTCATCTCTACCCTTGCTGCGTCGGCGGATATGATGCGGGTCTCGCCCGTAGCCACTGCAAACCGCCGCATGGGGCCTACCTAGAATCTTTTCTCGCTCGCACCTACCGCATGATCGATCAATCAATTCCAATCTCCGCTTAAGCCAGTCAGCACCCTTCAGAACCTCCGAACCATCCCGCCGAACGAAGCTAGATGGGTCGCTATAGCCCCTGGCAGCCTTCAGGGCCCCGTCACGATCCCTTGAGCCTCTTACCTGTCGCTTTGGCCCCAAGCCCCGCTGCACGCGATTCTCCGCACGTATCCGCTTCCGCACGCTGCGCAGCTCTCGGACCAGTTCTTGCTCTCGCTGACGAAGAGTCATGATTCTGCTCCTGCTAGTTGCTGTATCGCTTCCAAGTGCCGCCTGAGCCTTTTTATTTGTTCTTGCAGGGCCGCATTCTTTTCCCGCTCAAGCCGCAAATTCTTTTCCATCCGTTCTATCACGCCAAGCCGAATCACCGTTCCATCAGGAGCAATCTCAATCTCGCCGTCTTCGGTTTCGTTGAGCATTGCCTCAAGTTGTGCGATATTCGGCCTAGGTTGAATCTTTTCGTTGCTCATCGCTGCTCTCTTTGGCGCAAGGTCATGGCGGTGATTCCCGCAATCCGCGTCTCTGCATTTCTGCTAACAGAATGTCTTTCAGCTCCTTGCCAATATTGCAGGCATAATCATGCTTCAATTGTTCAAGCGAAATGTCTTGCTATTTAGATAAAGATGTAGCTCTAGATACGGACGACCATAATTCAGCACAACGTCAAACGTCTCCCTCACCTTCTTCTCTTTGGCTTTCATGAAAAAAGGCCTTTTTGGACGTTCTCCGCGCCCGTTCTCACGTTACGGATCACCAAGTCGCTGCCCTTCGCGTACGTTCGCGTCACGTGCCGGAACTTCTGCAACCCCACTCCCTCCAAGTGCCCGACGTACCTTTCGCCATGAATCGTCCAGATGTGCGTATCCTCGTCGTACTCGCGGTCGCGGTGCGGCACTTTCATCTTGAGAAACTCGATGAAGTCCGGGTTGTAGGGAAACTCCAGGCGATACGTGTCCTGGCCCATTTCTTTGATGTCGAGTTGGTCTTCGTTCACAGCCCCACTCCTTCCAGTAGATTAACTACGCACCGTACACCCAAGATCGTTCGCCCTTTCGGCCTTCCGCGGTGAGGGTGCCTAACGAGTCCGAGGCGGCGGCGCCTCTCGTTTTCGTAGGCATTCTGTTCGGCGCGATGCTCGCGCTTCCATTTAGCCATTTGCCGCAAGTGATGCGCCCTGTTACGCATGTTTCCGGTTCTTTCCCGTTCTATGGCACTCCGCGCACATCACCTGCAGGTTGTGCAGACAGTCGCAGCGCCCAACCAAACCACCCTGTTCGTGATCCATCTCGCCCCACTCCTTGCCAACCATGACGCCGCAGCGAACGCACCGGCCACCATCGCGCGCGAATACTTCCCGCCGGCGCTGGCGCTTGTCCTCGCCATAGAGGTACACATGCCCGTCACGACCGACGAAGGAGCGTTGGTCTCGAAAGTGGCCGACGGCACGACGCCACAGCGTGGCCTGCTCATCGACTTTGGCTGCGCGTGGCATTTAAACTTTAGACTTTCTTTCCAGTTTCCGCCGATATCCGGCAGCAAATCCGGCCATGAATGCCAAATCTGAGCGTCCGCGCAACCCGCACATTGTTCCGATTTTGAAGCACTTCCAAAGTATTCCCAGAAATTCCTTCATGCCGCCTCCCCTCCGACCATCTCCGCAGTCAGAACTTCGTCCGGCGTGTCGTTAATGAGCGCCGCGATGGCCTCAAACACCTGTGCGCGCAGCCCCGCCTTCAATTCGATGTCTAACTCCTGCAGCCGCGCGACCTTCTTCTCGGCCTCTTCCCATTGCTTCGCTACGCTCTCTGGCACCTGCACGCCGATGTGGACGCGCTTCTCCTCGGGCGTGATGCCGTATTCCGCGCGCCGCTCCTCGACCATCTCCGCAAACTGGTCATTTGGTACCGTGATGGCCACGTCAAGGTACTGTGCGCGGTCCTGCTCTTTGAGTTGCGTCAGCAAGTACGCCTTACCCTCGGTCAGCATTTTCACGCGCTCATCGGGAAGCCCATTCAGCGCCCGGGCGATCCGCAGACTCCTCTGAATCTTTGCCACGCTCGCCGTCTCGCCGAACACCGAAAGCATCCAGTCGTGGGCGTTCATGCCCATCGCAGTGGGAACGGATCGGTCTAAAGCTTCCTTCACGCGCTGGCCCATTGCCCACCAACCGGCGGTAAACGCCTGGAACTCTTTGCGCAGCGCGGCCGTTACAGCCTTCGCTTCGCGCTCCGTGGCCGCTACTACCCGCCGCACAGGTTTCTCAATGGTAGTGGGCGTTGTCTCCGCAGACACAGGCATTCCAGCAACGGTCGCGGACTCCGCTTTCTTCTTTTTACTCACAGCCCCATCTCCCCCTGCCTATCCCTCTCGGCTTTCTCTGCCTGTTTCTTAGTCCGCTTTGGCTCCAGCTCAACACACTCATTCGTGAACAGCACGCGATCAGGATCAAAACCAATGTCCACGGCACCCGTCTTGTCATTCCGCGCCTTAAGCACATACGCCTTCGCAACGCGCTCGTACACCGGGTCCATGCCGGTCTGAAAAAACTTCCGAACCACCCACAGGATGTGGTGCGCCGTGTTCGCCGCCGCGCTTGATCCGAAAATCTGCTCGACGCGCGGGGGCTTCTTCCCACGGGCTACATCGTCGTCCAGCTTGTGCGGCTGGCAGAGCAGGATAAAACAAATATCGAGCCGCTTCGCCAAGGCCAGAGCCTCGGCCATGAACCGCGCCTGGGCCTTGAACTCGTCGTCCCGGCCGGAAAGCGCCGCGCGAATCACCAACTGGTCGTAGTCCACGATCACGAAATCTAAACCCTTAGACTTTTTCACCATCTCAGACAACGACCAAATCCGCTTCGGCGTCACGTCCTGGTCCACTACGAGCAGGCCGCGCTTCGACTCGCGCGCGGCGGCTGAAGTAAGGTCGGCAATCACCGAATCTGGACTCCGAATGATCTCCGGGCGACGCAGAAGGTACAGGGGAACATTTCCAGAGTGCGCCAGCTCGCGTAATGCGAGAGCCTCCTTGCTCATCTCCGCGCTGAAAATGAGTCCCTTGTACCCTGCGTCGTCCGAAGTCACGGCGTACTGGCCGGCCAACAAACTCTTCCCGTGCGAGGTCTGCCCCACGATCAACACCACGTCCTTGCGCCGGAAGCCTGCGGTCATGTCGTCAATCTTGGGAATCCCGCAGAAAATCCGCATCACGGCTTCTTTGTACCGAATAGCCTCAATCGTCTTGTCCATCGCGGACATGATGGCTTCTTCCCAGGTACTCGGCATGGATGCCGCGCCCAAATCGCTCATCATGGCGAGGAATGTAGAAACAGCACCGCCAAGTATCCCGTCGTCTTCCCCTTCAAACGCTCGTTGCTGAATGTTGTGGCAGGCGTGGATTACATTCCGAAGAATGGCCTTCTCTTTGACGATGGCGGCGTAGTGCGCGACATTCGAAACCTTCGGCATCCCGTCGGCTAGGCTTGCCAGATACGGAGCCCCGCCAGCGGCTTCCAGTTCGCCGGCCCTATGCAGTGCCTCGCTCAGTGTCACCAAGTCCACGGGGCCGGTAGCAGCAAGCGCCTGCATCGCGTTGAACACGCGCCGGTGCTGATCCAGGAAGAAATGCTCCCCGCCGATCACCTGCCCCGCAACCGGAATAGCGGCATTGTCCAAAAGGCAGGCACCGAGCACCGATCTCTCGGCGTCAAGGTTGTTTGGCAGTGGCCGCTCTATGGCTGTTTGATTCACCGCATCAACTCCGGCGCTACCCCGCGGGGACCGGCCACCCGGGAAATCTCGTCAGATTCTTCCTCTGGCGGTGCGAGTGTCCCGTCGAGCTTCGCCTTAATCAGATCCTCAGCCTCGTCGTGCAGGAAATTACTGTCCGCATACTTGTTCTTGTAAAGCGCTGCCTTCCCATGAAGCGCCACATACGCATTGATCGCGTCGAGCACTTCATCCTCGCCAAATCGCCGGCAGAGTTCCTGGTAGCGTTCGACGTTCTTCGGGTACGGTTTGGGCTTTGTGGCCCTACCGATGGCCGACTTGAAAGCCTCGCGGAATTTGTTGTAGTTGCCTTCCCGGTGGGTGGTGGGTACTTCTCCTTCTACTTCTCCTTCTTCTTTAACTTCTACTTCAACTTCTAATGCATGGCACTGAGCCGGGACCACTCTACTACCTGAATCTAACTGCGTACGAACCGCTTTTTTCGGTTCTTCTGCGGTTCTGAGAACTGAACTGCGCCGTCCTTCTTTGGTGTAGCCCTGGCCGAGTTCCGGTGGGTGGATCGGGAATTGGACGCAAGCAAAACCATCCAGCCGTAAGTCCTGGTATTTCTCAAAGTCAACAATGTGCAGGTATTCGCGCTCGTCGGCGTCATACTTCACCACCAGGCCGACTTTCAGGAGTTCCTTGATGGCTCGTTCGGCGGAAGCCTCATCGGCTCCTTTTTTTTCGAGCATGAGTGCTGGGAACACCCTTCTAACATCCCGGTAGTAATTCCCATTGTCATCCACAACAGTCAGGAGCCTGAACCAGAGCGCCTCGGCCTCGAACGATATGGAGTTCACCTTCTGCGATTCGCAAACGTTGTCGTGAATCATTCTTTTCCCCGCCACCGCGGCCCCCTCAGACTGAAATTACTTGCAAATCTCGCCAGCCAGATCCCACAACAAGCCATCCAACTCCGTTTTCTTCTCCGGCTTGAGTGCTTCGTCAATCCGCTCGAACCTCACGCACAGGGCGTAGTAGGTTGCTTCCTGGCCTATCGGCGGGGAAAGTTCGAGCCGTTGTAGTAACTTTGGCGCTTCCATCATCGTCTCCGATCTTGAAAATGGTGGGTTCGTGGACCGTCCAACCATGCCCATCCGCCCACCCCTACCGGACGCGGCAGTTATCGTGGATGAAGCAGGCCGAGTGCATCAGAATGGGATATCGTCAGCGGCCGTGACGGGTGCCACTTCAGGAATATGGGGGCCAATCAGCACGTCTTCCGCTACGGAGAGCAATGGTTCGCACTCCCACTTCTCTTCCTGCACCTTCCGGCACGCTACGCCTCGGCCAATAGTCAGATGAAGGAGCGGGGCGCCCGCCGGTATAAATGTCAGATCGTATGTGTCGTAGCGTTTCTCGCCTGAACCAAAAGCCTTTGCTGCGGCGATGAACGCATCCTTTTCATATAAGAAACCGACGAAGAGGCGCGGTTCATGCTCATCCCGCCATCCGAGGGGCACATCCGGCCTGGAAAGAAGAAATGCGGCCGTTTCCTTTAATTTTTCTGCGAGTTCGTGTGATTTCATTTCTTGCTCCTTTTCTAAACTTTAGACTTGGCCCGAAACTTTTGGGGCGAACGGCCCAGGCCCTATCGCCCCTTGCCTATCTCCCGACCGGACGGGTGGAAGAGGGCAAACTCTTACGCCGCCCCCGCTTCCTGCGTCGCTGGTCCGGCAGCTTTGATGAACGTCACGCGTTGCTGCGTGTATGCCGGCTTTGCAGGCACAACCTTCTGTGGCTGCGCTTTCATTTCCACGCGCTTAATGTTGGCGACCCAATCCCCGTACACCACACTTTCGCCGCCATCGACGCAGAGTGCCTTGATTTCACCCTTCACTTCCTCGTCCAACTCCTCGAACTCCTTCGCCAACGGCTTGAGTTCTGTGAGCCGATCGGTCTTTGCCGCCAACTCGGACGCCATCTCGTCGGTGAGCACTTTCGCGGCGATGCCGAAATTCAGTTCTGGCAGGCAGACGTTGAAGAACTCGCACTCGGCGCACAGGTCGGGCGTCGAAATCTTCATGCTCGCATCCGGCATCTGGCCGATCTGAACTAGCTTATTTGTCTTCTCGGCTTTGTCGGTCATGGCCGAAGCGATGCGCAACTCGTCGTCGCCCAAGGTGTACTCGACAATTTTGATCTGCCCGCTAGCTTTGTTCTTGAGCACCAGCCAGTACCGCTCAACACCCTTGAGCACCATGTAGAGACATACTTGGCGGTCCCACTTCTGGATGAATTCCCACTTATGGGTGCGGATGTCCTCGACGGAATTGATGCTGTCGTAGGTGAAGGGTGAACAGGATTTGATTTCCGCGTCCACCCCGCGCTTCACGCCAACTTTGCGGATCGTCAGGTCCTTACGGCCAGAGATTTGATAGGCCGGCCACGCCATTTGTCCCTCCGCGCCTTCCACTTCGTACCCCATGTCGAGTAGGTCGCGCTTGATGGCCCGCGCTTGGTCGTCGCCCTCGGCGAAGATCATTCCGAGTTTGGGATCCAGCGCGCGGCGTTGCGGGGGCGGGACCGTGCGCATGTAAACTGCGTAAGCCTCGCAGGGATGCGCCAGCACGGTTGGCCAATTCGACGTTGCGAGCGAGCCGCCGTGCACCCTCGACGCTTTGTATTTCTGGTAGTCCTCAATGAGCCTGCCCGGGCTCAGCCGTTCTTGGATCGCTTCTTGAACCTCCATGCCCTTACTCCTTTCGTTTCACCGTTTCCTACCGACGTTCTCTCGCTTCCTCTGCTCGCGGCACATGACACAACGTGTACCCGTGGCCGCGCGTGGCCGATTCAAACATCGCAAGCACAATCGCCCATCGGCCCGCACGATCTTGCGAACTTTGCTTACCGGCATCCCGTGTCTTGCCAACCATGCTCCCCTCGTCATACCCAGCCCCTAGAAGGGGATGTCCTCGTCCGTAGCAACATAACCATCGTCATCGCCTGGCTCGCGGCGCTGAATCACCGGCTGGCCCTGCTCGTCCCACTGATACACACCAATCCGCCGAGCGCCTTCGATGTAGTGCATCGTTTCCGCGCCCTTCTGCTTGCTGTCCACGACGAACTCGCAGAACTGGCCATTCGAGGCCACGATCAAATCAAGGATGTTTTTCGGACCATCCTTCGTCTCGACTTCCTTGTTGTGGTAGCAGAAGAGGAAGAAGCCGTTCTGGACCACCTTCGCGTAAGGCTTGCCGCCACCTTTGCCATCCTTCGCCCTAGTCGTGTTCTTGTACGCCTCACTGATGATTCCCTTGCCGATGGGCAGTTCTCCCGTGGGCTTGGTCTTCTTTTCTCCTGAGGGGATCTGCGCCCTCGGAACCGCGGAGGGGGCACTGGCCGCTGCGGCCGTTGGGGGCTTCTGCTCTGGAGGAACCTGTGGTTTCTGGCTGGTGCCCTGCGGAGCCTGTTTGTCGCCGCCGAACTTCACGCGGTCCTTCACTTCGTCAAATTTGAAGCCGACGCCAGCGAGTTCTTTCCTGGATGGCTTGAGCCCCGCATCCTCGACAACGTGATTCCAGAGGTTCGTGATTGCGGCCTGCTTGATGGATGGAATGTCTACTTCGGAGAGCGGCAGGTAGTAGGTCGTTTTTTCCCACCGCGCGCGCCCTTGAGTGCATTTCGCCCTACAGAGTGGCGTGTCATTCTTCCACTCAATGTCGGCGCCACAATTCTCGCAAGCGTACTTCGTGCGCTTCGCAAAGAAGTCATCGTACGTCGAGCGATTCCCCATTGTCCGGTAGTAGCGGCCGTCCGGGGTCAGCCAGGTCGCCCAAACCTCGAAGTCGATGTACGGCCCCTCGACACCCTCGTACCGTTTTTCGAGAATCCCTGTGTCCGGCTGGACCGTGATGCCTGCCCATGAGAGAACTTGCTTACAGGCGTGCTTTGTAAGATGGATGGTTTCTTTGTCACCATCCCCATAGATCGCCACGTCAGAGGGCTCAAGGTTCACCGCGATCAATTTCAGGATGCCTTTCCGGAACGCAACCTGTTTTTCGGCCTTGGCGAGTTTTTGCTCAACCGTCTCGTCGGCAAAGACTCCGAGCGCAGCCGGCGGCGCGCTAATGATTGCCTGAGTTGGCTCTGGCGCCCCATGTCCGTTCGCCTTCCCTTCGTTTACTTCGCCCATAACCCCTCCTTTCACTTCACTGTCGTAAGTCGCCCGTTTTTCACGAAATACCAAGTGTCGGCCTTGATTCCCTTTTCTCCAACGTGCCCGACCAGAATTCGCGGGTGGTTGCCTTCGCCCAAATACGCGATGGCAAACGCACCGTTGGGACCGACTTTTACTTTGCCACCAATTCCAGCCACCATTGCAATTGTGTTTTCTCCTTGCGCTTCCGCAGTGCTGTAGCTCCCCGAGGACGCGCTCTTGCTGGAGCTCCCCGAGGACGCGCTCGTGCTGTAGTCCCCCGAGGACGCGCTCGTGCTGTAGTCCCCCGAGGACGCGCTCTTGCTGGAGCTCCCCGAGGACGCGCTCGTGCTGCAGTCCCCCGAGGACGCGCTCGTGCTGTAGCTCCCCGAGGACGCGCTCTTGCTGGAGCTCCCCGAGGACGCGCTCGTGCTGGAGCTCCCCGAGGACGCGCTCTTGCTGGAGCTCCCCGAGGACGCGCTCGTGCTGTAGTCCCCCGAGGACTTTTCTTTCGCCTGTTCGCACAACCACTTAAACCGAATCTGGGAGCACAGCACATTCGTGATCGCGCGCCCCATATCTCCGGCGAAAATAACTTTGCCCTTGTGGAACTTCACTTTTTGCTCGTCAATTTTCACTAGATCGGTTTCTTCTACTTCAACGACTTGCCAGATGGTGTCCGGATTATCGCGAAGCAATGACCAATCGCCATCACCCCATAGCAAGCCGTGCAGGCCACCGCCGCATTCCGGCTTAGGATTCCAATCCGGCGCCTCAACTGGGCCGGATTTCGGCCAAATAAATCCTTTGTACGAAGTCATGTCGGAGTTGCAGTTACGAAGAATTAAAACCTTCCCCATTGCCAATCCCCTTTCTAAACCTTAAACTTCCGCCCTACTGCAAGAGCCGATGAATTACTGGATAAATCCAGGCGATCACGAAACCCCAAATTGCACCACTGATCCCCAGGATCGCCGCCCAAACGCCAACTTTCACGATGCCGGAGCACTCGCGCCCGTAGTCAGATGTCTCCAACTCATCGGCTGACATTTGCTCGTACCAGCGAGGGAATTCATCCGATGGCACGCCGCTGAATGAACTTACGTGCCCGTCCTTCTGCGCCGCTTCGTTCATGGGCCAATCCTCGTGCGGCTGGATGAAGTCCTGATAATCATTCGTGCGCGACGTGCTCTCTTTCGCCATGTCATGCCCCCTTCACGAGAAATAGCTTGAAACCTTCGCGAGCCCGCCGCGCCCACCGTTCGGCTTCCTGTCGGCGCTCCATTGCCCACGCCGCGCGCGACCACTCAATTTCTATTGGTGTCCAGTTGAAGCAGTCCGGGCATTCCAGTCCCATCCGGCCATTCGGCCCGCGGCGAAGTAACTGCCGCGTCGCGTGCGGACAAAAACCAAAGAACAACTTGACCCATGCCCACATGAGGGCCTCCTAGCGACTGAACATCACAAGCGCGAAACACAAACCGACGGCGATCACGAACGCCGCGCCCACGATGAATCCGTGCAGAAACTCAGTGCCGCGTCTCATGCCGAAGCCCCTCTCTTCCCGACCACCCTCTTGGGTTCCGGTACGTCTGGCTTACCCGGTACACTTGGTCCCTGAATCCCATTACGGGGATTACTCCGTACCCGCTGGACGGCTTCCAGGTTCCACTCGATAATCCCCTGGTCAATGAGGTCGTATGCGTAGCGAATCAATTCCCGGCCTACGGCGCTGCGCCCCTCGCAGAAAGGGGCGAATCGTTGAACGTCCCGGTCCATACGTTCCACGATCTCAGGGTCCAGCTTCATCGGTACTTGGATTTTCCATTCGCCCACGCCTCATCCCCATGACGACAATTACATCGTTAGTACGTTGGTACTATTGCCTTACCCGCCCCGTACTGGAACCCTTGTGTACGAACACAACAAATTGAACTTTCAGGAAAGGACAAAATGGGCAGTCCCGCCCTTCCCACGCTCGAATATCTGTTTGAATGCTCTGACCAGTCCCTACACGACCTGGAGCTGGCCGCGCTGGACCGATCCGCACAATGTCTCAGGAAAGCCAAGGAGGAATGGATGGAGGGCGCGGCGCAGCGCGAATCCGCAGGAGTGGCCAGATGGCTGATTACCAACCGCGCCGGGATTCTGGAAATGGCCCGGCGAACCGTGGACGCACAAACAGCAATACCGTTCCCGCAGGCGCGGAGGCGCGCATAGCCACGTTCTGTTAACCGAGATATATGGATGGGTTTATTGCTTGCCGCCAGTAAGTTGTTCTGATTAAAGTAGTTAATATACCTTATGGGACGCGATGTGGCGGATTGAGGGAAGGAATTCATTGTGCTAGGCTGCCTGTTCCTTGGATTGCCGTGACCTGAGGGCCTCGGTGACCAAGAATGCGACGGTTTGGGAAATGGTGCGCTGTTCGCGTTGAGCAAGTTCGCGTACTTGCTGCTTCGTTTTGGCATCGACCCGCGTCGAGAGGTACTGTTTCTTCGTTGCCATGGGCCAAAGGTACACGAAAAGAAAAAAACGCGTCAAGAGGTATTTTCAATTATTTTCCACAGGAGAAACCCGGCATGTTGAAAAGTCAGAAACACAAGCCCCGGCGCACGATGATGGTCTTCTCCTGGTCGCCGGCGTGGCTCAAGGCATTCCGCCTGCTGGCGGATCGCTTCCCTGTCAGTATTGGCAGGAAGAACGGTGCCGCACTCGCGCGTGCCATCTTGGAACAGTGGGCGTTCTCCGTGCTGGACTTACAGGAAGCAGTCAAACTCGGCCTTGTGAGCCCCTGGGACGCCAAAGAGGGGCAATACCCGCGGCCCTCCCTGCTCCGGTTGGCGCTCTCAAAACACGACGGTCGCAAACGGTCTAAAGTTTAGACAAACTCCAAAACTTCTTGCGCGAGGCGCCGTTTGGCGATTTCGATGTATGCCGGATTCAGTTCGAGGCCCACGGCGTTGCATTGGAGGTTTCGCGCTACCAGGGCTGTGGTGCCGCTACCCATGAAATGGTCGAGCACCGTCCCGCCTGCCGGACACCCGGCCAAGATGCACGGCTTGATGAGTGTGGTAATCATTTAGACCGAAGCTTGCGCCTCGCCGGGAGGCTTGTCTGCGCAGACAACGGCATTCCTGACGACGGCCTGACCGCATCTTGGGCAGCGTTTACCGGGTTGCTTGGCGCGTTGGAGTTGCTTCTTTCCGAGATTGTCGGCGTTCAAGCAAGGGCGCGAACAGAAGTGTTTACGGAAGGAAGGCGAGCCGTCGGAGTTAAGGAGGGGCTGGCCGCAGCCAGCACGGTTACAGACACGTGACATACGTTTCGTTATACCTCAAGCACTACCATTGGTCAATCACCAAGTTCTATATTTGTCGTTCTTTTCGTAGAATCCGCGATCAAAGAAGCCGAGGAACTCAACGCGGAAACGGTTGATCTCGCCGCTGTCGGCCTGATGGAAGTCGATAATCGTGCCGCCAACGTCCACACGAATCTTCTGGCGGCGCAAAAATGCTGTCTGGTCGCACGTGCAGGCCGTCTGGACCGTGTAAACCTCGCGCGGATACCCCTGGTCAAATTTGTGGTAATGCCCAATCAGCATGAACCGTGGCTTCTCGCCGCCCTGCAGCGCTTCCACAATCTTCTGCTCGGTGTAGCTTGTCGCGTATGCTGAACCGCCGCCCGGGTGCATTAAGCGCCCCCAAGACATCCCGTTCTTGGCCTTAAAGTGGATGTCGCGCTCAAGGTGCCCAATCCACTTCAAATCATGGCGGCCGGCTTTTTCCGCGCTTTGCTGCATCCGCTCGCCAACGTTGATGGCCTCGCGCTGGACCCACCACCCTTCATGGTCTTCACCAGTGATGAACCATGTTTCGATTCCCTTCCGTTCCGGGTACTCATTCACGAGGTATTCGATTTGAGGTTCAAACCCGCTCCGGACAAGGAGCTCGTGACGGTTGAAACGGAACTCTCCGTCCACGATATTGCCGGTATGGAACACGCGCGTGATGCCCTCGCGCTCGTAAATATCGTAGAGGGAATTGAGAACGTCCAGCCGGGCATGGCGGTTACAAAGGTGGGAATCCCCGAGTGCTCCAAACTTATACCGCTTGCCATCGAAGAAGTCTTTGGAATTGACGACGAGTGGAGGGGCCGAGGGGATTTCGCAGGAGAGGAAGACTTCTCCGTCTTTCAGGCTCACGTTGTAGCCATCCAGTTTCAGCTTTTCGATGATCGCTTCGGCCTTGGAAGGCGAACAATCAAGGCCATTGGCAAACTCAACCAGCGTGACATTCCGGCGCCGAAGGAGTTTCTTGGCTTTCTTTTCCTGTGCGGCCGCTTCGGTAACCGTGGCGCTCTTCGCGGCCTTCAATAGCTGGTCTGCCTTCATGCCAGGATCTCCTTGTGCTTGCGAAGTTCGCGGATGGTCTTCGGATTGCCCCACACGATTGCGGGCGATGGAAAGCGAACGATGGCGCGGTATTCGGCGAGTGCTGGGTTGGTCTTATATTGGTTGAATGAGCCAACCGTATAGCCCGTTCTTTGTGCGGCCTCCGACGTGTTGAGCAGGTCGCCGTCGGGCAACTTCGAGAGAACTTCCACGATCCGCAGGGCGGCGCGGCAGATGGGAACAGCTTCAAACACCTTACCGTTCAGGCGGAAGCCTTTCACGTTCGTACCTCCGTAACCATGTGGCGGCCGCCGGGATGTGTGTTCACCGTACCACCGCCGCGCTCGATAATTGCTTTCTTGAGGTACATCACAAGATCCAACGCCTCTTCGTATGCCTCCACGATGGAATCCCTGCCGTCGTGCGGCTGCATGGGGCCACCGTAGGACTGCCTGCCAAGTTCGTTCCTCGCATCTAAGTCCCTCTTCACCTCATCGAAGATGTCCACCATTCCCCCTAAGAGTAGTTTTTGATCCTGGCCAACACCTCGGCCGGGTAGTTCGAATTCCCGCCGCCGTTCCAGGCAAGCAGCGCCTTCGTGAAGTCGCCGCCGAACGCGGCGAGTTTAACTTTTAGATGGGTGCAACCCCACACCAGCCCAAATGTCGGGTCGCAAAGTTGCGGAATGTCGCCGGTGTAGCCATGCTCGCACGCGCTCTGCCCCATAAGCTGCATAAGGCCCCAACTGATCGACCGCGCCCACTCTTCGGTTGGCGTTTTGTGAAGCGGCTGAACGTACTTCGCATCGAACGCGGGCTCTGCGCGGATCGCCCATGTATTCCACCCGCTCTCTTGCTCGACAACCGCGCATACAAGAATGGGATCTATGCCGAATTGCGTGGCGATGCTCTTCGCCAGCGCGATCAACTCATCCTTCGTCAACGTCACGTCTCGGCCCCCACGACCTTCCGTTAAGGTCTACGAATTGTACGAGCGGCGGTTCTTTCAGTTCGATTCCCTGGGCCTCCGCGAGTTGGCGAAGTGCGCCGTACAGATGTGGCAGGTGATTTGTGGCCATATCGCGTACGAAGGCGCGGTTAATTTCGTCGTTCCTGGCCCTGCGGTACAACCAGCGCACGAAAAGCACAAACTGCACACACACCACAACCAACGCAGTGACCCATCCGGGATTCATGCAAGTCTCCTGAAATTATCGAATTGAATTACTCAAACACAGGGAATCGGCGCGGGCCACCACCAAGGATGGGGCCAGCATCACCATCATCGCCAAACGGGAACCTGAACCGCGGGTTGGGCATCGGCGGCTCCGGCAAGCCTGGCATCGGCGGTTGCGGTGGCAATTCCGGTTTTGGGAAACTCGCCGGATTGCCCGCGTCAAAGTTCTGCGGCGCGCCGCCTTGATAGGTGATCGGCGCCTGAAAATTGCCACCACTCCCAAGCGGCTGCGCGCCGCCGAACAGTTTTGGTTGTGTTCCCGAGCACATGAAGTCTCCCTAAAATTATCTGCCAACTGCGATACACGATAAAATATCGCTAGCTGCCCACGGTGCGGCTACCGCACTGGAATTGAAATTACCGATGGTCGCAGTCGTTGTTGTGGACGCTGTTTGGCGCGTTCTAAAAACCGTCGTAGAAAAAGTTGTTACATCCTCACAAAATACATTCCAGCCCGACGAAGCAGCGGTGGGGAACCCGATCACTCCGCTTGTGGCCGTCCCGCCCGTTCCGACGTTGATCGTAAAACTGATGGAATCGTTGGTAACGGGCAGACTAGGTGCTGTTCCAAACCCCGATGAAATTGTTGGTATTCCGCCGATGAATGCGGGGCTGCTCCCGCCGAACGATGCCGAAGTGGTTCCCAGGTTTAAGACACCCTGAAGGCTATTGCTCGCATTGCTCATCACTAGAGAACCTGAAAACGTTGCCGGGCCGCTTATGGTTCCGCTCAACACTGGGGTGGTTAAAGTTGGGCTGGTCAGTGTCTTGTTCGTGAGCGTCTGCGTGGCGGCCAGAAGGGCTAACGTATCCGTTGCGTCAGGCACCGTTAAGGTGCGGTTCGCCGTGAACGTCCCGCTGATGGTGTTCTTGAACCCGCCACTAAGAACGATTGCGGACGCGTTGATGTTGCTCTGACTGAGGCCGGACGCCAGAGCCAGGGCCGCCGGTGGGGCGCCTGCCGTGAAACCAAACGTGTCCACCATATTGGTTCCCCAAGCGTTGGGGCCAGCGTTGACCGCGCCTTGTCCCCCACCGGGATTGTGACGATACGCTTTGTAGGTTACGGAACCTGTTGGAGCGGCGGGTGGAGTAATCGTGACGGTTTGGTTGCCAGTAGTGGTGGTGACGGTTACGTTAGAACTCAAATTGCTTTCGTTTCCGTTTGCGTCAAGCGCGGTCAGTTGGTAGAACCAAGTCCCGACCGGCACGGAGCCGCCAGCGGAAACGACCGCCGTTGGCGCGGCCGGCGTGCTCATCTGATAGCCGATGGAGCCCAACGTCCCGTTTACCTGCACCGAATTGTTCGAGAAAAATCCAGTACTTAGATTAACAACATTTGTGTTCTGTCCTACCGGCCCGCCAGTACTTGTGAAAATCGCCGCTCCCGCCGGACTGCCGGTGATATAAGGCAGGGCGCTCGATGGAGCGCCGGTGTTGACAAAGAGCGCGCTGGCATTTGAACCGCTCCCTGCTACGGGCAGGTTCGCATACATCGCGTGCGCCATCGTGTCCAACTCATAGTTCTGGAAGGAATAGAAGCCGCCAATCGTGCCCGCTATGGATGGAATAGCTGTAAACAACGGCATGATCCCACCCTGGATTCTTCCTCCCTTGAGATGGAAGTCTGCGTTGCTAGATGACGGGGTATAGGCAATCGACCTGCCGCTCATGCTGATGTTATCAAGCAGCGTCTCGCCGCAGAATGAACAAAGGAAGAACGGCGTGGCCGTGGCTCCCAACGGCGTAACCTGCGGGCTTACGAACGTAATGTTCGTCAGCTTATTGGGGAAGGCTGTGTTGGTGTTCGAGCCGCGCAGCGTCAACCCCACACCCGTCTGGTCGGCGTTGGTCGTCCCGCCGAAGAAGTTCACGTTGTCCAGAACGTTGAAATCGCCTTCCAGAAACATCAGGCTGTAGGCGTTGGTCTGGTTGGTGGTAAACCCTACATTATGGAAGCTGGGAGATGTGGCAGACGTAAACGGCTGATAGATGCCCGGATTCGCCCGGCCAACCGTAATTGCATTCTGCGCTTCCCATGCGAACGACGGCGCGCCTGCCTGTTGCGGGGTTAGGTTGCCGAACCAACGTTCGTTGCTTCCAGGCTCTACCGTATCGTTCAAGAGCAATGAGCCAGCCACGTTGACGCCAATAAAACCGCCGAGCGTCAAATAGGAATTCACGACAAACGCTGTCGAAGCAACGGGAATATATAACGTCCCAAAAGTTGTCAATCGCGCGGCATTGTGAGCAGCCAAGATGGTGGGGGCGTTGTCGAACAGAATCGTTGCAGCAGCCAGCGTCGCCCCCGCCGTATTCGCCAGCGTCAGCGTCGTGGTGCCCGCGCCAGATACAATCGTGGTCGAAAGCGAGTTGTTCGTGGCCGCTACTGGCGGCGTCGTAGGCACGAAGTAAGGAGCAAGAAAGCCATCCATCATCGGGGAGCCGAAGTCATCCCACGAAAGAGCCGTTGAACCGTTGTCCGGGCTGCTCACGCCCAGCAACGTCAAGGCCCCGCCGGTGCGCCCATAGATGTAGTACTTAATCGCTCCTGCAACGCTTGTCCACGTCAGATGGTTGCAGTTGAACCAGTGTGCGTTGCCGCCTGTTACGCCCGCGCCAGTAGGGGCACCCGAAGCGGTATCCAGCGGCTGAGAGTAGGTGTAGTGGGTCGTGTCCGCAACCGTGACAACCTGAAACCATCCCCCGAAGTTCGTCGTGTCGCTGCTGCCCTCCTGGTAGACCATCGAACCTACTGAGAGCCCGTGCGCCGCCGTAGTGGTGACGGTCACGGTGGTGCCTGAGCGGGAGTACGAGGTAATAGCGACCTGCTGTGGGCCGAGCGAAGCCGACCCAATAGCGGTTGTGCCGACCGCGCTGGCCGCTGTCAGCCCACCTGCCTTATTTTGCGCGACGAGCTGGTAGTTATAGGTAGTCGTTCCGCCAGCCGGAGCCGCAACCGTGAAACCCGTGCCGGTCAGGGCTGCCGCCCGCGAGGGCGTTACCGTTGGCGCGCCCGGCGTGGTCATGGTGTGGGCCGCTCCTGCGCCAAACACAACCACGCCATCCCCATTCAGAAAGCACACGCTGCTGGTCTGTTGTGCGCAGGTTGCGGTTGAAACTGTCACCGTGGCCAAGCCAGAGGTCGTACTCGCCGTGATCCCTGGAACAGCGGGAATGTTGGCATTGGACAACAGTGACCGCGCCCCGTAGCGGCGGATGTCTACGTTCGGGTTCGGACCTTTGAAGCCCAAGTCCACGTCAAAATTTAACGGACTCGGCGTTGTCACCGGGCTGGTGAGCGGGGTGTTTGTCCCGCACGGACCACTGGCAGTTGTCAACAGGCCGCCAGTAGATGCTTGGACGCAATTCCCAGCAGTGAGAGTCGAACCCGTGATCGCGGGGCTTGTAACCCCTCCGCTTAATGTGAGTGGTCCGGGAATGGGGCTGTTCCCCCCATCCTTTCGGATATAGGTGTTGTCTCCTGTCGGCGCAGGAACGGTCGGAACCGTGCTGTTCGGGGTTGCGGTATTCAAATTGAACAGGCTGCCATTGATCGTGTACGGTTGGCATCGGAACTGCTGGCCCCAATAGAAAATGCAGACTTGATACCACGTGCCACCGGGAAGCGAGGCACCACCGATCGTGATCGTGTCGTTCCCCTGGACCGTGCCGGAAATGTTCCCGCTGGCGTCGGGCTTGAAGTCCTTGTATGGGACAGCAATGACATTCGTCGAGGTCACCCGCGGGATGTTGCCGCCGAAGCCGGTGAGCGTGAATCGGACGTAAGTGTTTGAAGCCGTCACGTTCGCAACTCCGGCATCTTTTAGGTTCCCGCTGACGGTCACTTGAGCACGCAGCCCGAGTGGGGCCAATAGACACACCAGCGCGAGTAGAAGAAAACACCTCTTCATAAAACACCTCTCTAAAGTTTAGAAGTTGACTTTCGCCGTTTGTTCGTCTTGAAATATCGCGAACTGCGGGCGCAGAATTGCCGTCATGGCACTTACCAAACGGCTTGTCCACCTGCTAATAATTTTGACCTGCTACTTTTACGTTCTTCCCGCGGGGTTTGCTTCACTACTTCTCTGGCTGCAGGCCGTCAACGTTGGCCACCAAGAAAGACTCTTCATCGTCCAAAATCTCCGCATGGCAGCGATTCTTTTACTTGTTGGCTGGCTAGCCTGGACTCTCTATGGCGTTGCGGTCATCGCCGCGCCTGGCGGTCGCCGCGGGATTGCGGCACTCCGCACCTTCTTCAGTCGTTCCGCTAAAATCTGATCGCCGATCTGTGCTCTGGCATCCCGCTCGGCTTGGTGAATGGCGTCCTCTGACGCCTGAATCTTGTCTTCGTCGCTCATCTGCTTGTATTCTGGTGCATTAAACGTCTGTCGCAGGTAAGATTGCAGGTACGCCCCGCGCAGTTTTTGATAGCGATCTTGCTCATCTATGGACAATGCCACCTTGTAACCTTCCACCACTAAATGTTTTCCGGCGAAGCCAACATTCTTCAGCCCTAGCTTGTTCAGGCGATCAAGTTCTGCGTCAATGGCGCTTTTTGGTTCGTCTTTTGAAAACCCTCCGGGGAACAGGGCCGCGAAACCGCTTGAACCTTCCTTCGTGGAAGGGCGCCCAAGAGTATCGAGTTTCGGTGCAACCGTTTTGCTCAACACCGGGAGGCCTGCCGCGATTCGTTCATACATCGTTTGCGGATTACGCACCGTAGGATCAAGTGCATCCCCGAGCGTACGCAGTGCGGACTCCATGGGAACAAACCCGCCGAGCCAACTAGAAACAAGGCGCCCGGAAAAACGTTCGGGATCCTGCATTGCATCAAGGCCGCCCTTGAGTCCCCGCAAGAAGGATTCATCGGCGAGCGCCCGCCCCATCGCACCGCCAAATGCTAGAATCTGGTCAGTGGCGGGCATATCATTTTTCTTTTCGTTTCGGTCATGCCATGCAGCTACCGCCGCCGCCGTCAACGCAAATGGGCCGGCCGCCTTGTACGATACCCACCGGTTTCCAATTTTTATCGAGTACGGTTGTTTTCCTGAACGGTAGAACTCATCACGTCCAGCGGGATCATTCGGTGCCGCCCCTGTGAGCATTTTCTTGGCAGCAAAGTACGCGAACAGGCCCACGATGGCAGTACCGATCAGTGCGCGGCTGATGGTCTTTGTCGCTTCCGGGGATTTCGCGTGTTCGAAGTCGTTCAAACGTGCAAAGCCAAAGGGTGAATATCGGAGGGAGTGCTTCGTCAGATTGTAAGGAATCTGGACAAAGGGGATCACGAACCGCAACGGGTGTAGTCCTCCAATGAGAGGAATTCCCTTTGGGAGCGCCACTTTGTCGCGCATACTCATCAGGATGCGCGAAAGAACATCCGGGCGTTCCGTGAATGTTTGAAATTCACCGGCCTTCATCGCCGCGTCAATCATGTCTTCGGTCGGATGCTGGATCAACTCAGCCGCACGGTTCTTCAACCCTTCGCCCTTCAATCCTTCACTGGCCGCTTGTCTTACTGCTTGGGCGTGCATCTCTCCTTGAAAGGCGAGCACCTGAAAGAACTTCGTCGCGGCGGAAAGAGCGCGCCCAGGCACGTTGAGCGGGTTCTTGATACCTCCCGGGAATTCGTACCTGCGCGGCAACTCAAAGGTGAGTGGATCGCCGGTGTCAAACCCGTGCATGATGATGTACGAGGCCTTGCGAATGCCTTCTGGCAGTGCGGATAGATAGGATAGCGGCGCAACCAGCGCCTCACGGAGAGTCGTCTCGCTCTTGCGGCCCTGAATTGCCGCCATGATCTTATCCACAGGGACATCAACAAAACGTCGCGCCGTTTCAACGATCCCGAGCGAAACATCCCCCAACACTTTTTTTATTGGCGTGCGCGGACTTGAAAGCACGTTCGCAATCCAGTAGGCTTCAATCTTCTGTGCCGTTGTCCAATGCTTCTGCGAACGCAGGAAGTTGTTCAGTGCCACGGAATCATCTTCTGGAATCTCAGCCAACCGCCGCGCGGCGTCTTCGCTCAATTCCTTCCCGCCAAGGGCCTCGAGCACGCGCTCATGTGCCGTCTGGTCTTTGCCTTCGAGGGCTTTCGCTACCATCCGTTGCTGTGACAGCGCCCGACCTGCTTCTGCGACGGCACCGGAAACCGCTTTCTGGATACCATCATGACGCAAGAGAGCTTCCTGGAATGCCAGAACGTTATCAACGTTCCCATTGGTCCTAACCTTCGCGGCCGCCTCGCGGACCTTCTGCGCACTGGCGATCAGCATGGATCGCGCCGCCTGCAACTCTTCGGCATTCAGGGCCGTCCCAGCCTTCATGCTTTTGAGGTCTTTTTCAGTGAACATCCCCTCTTCGACAAGCTTCTTCGCCATGTCACGCGTCTCGTTGAATGGGATACTCCCGCGGCGTTGCTCATTGAACTCCGGAGCATTCTCTTTAGCCGCCCTGCGAATCTCGTTGAGTACATCCTCGGGCGCGTTCAGCTTGTCAAGGCGGATGTTGCCCGCGTGTTCCACCGGGCGCTTGTCAGGCGCGGTTCGGGGAACGCCAGACGATTCAACCCTTGCACCTACTGGAATAGGTTCTCCCGACGCAGGTACGCGTTTGCCGCGAAGTGCCCTGAATGCCCGATAAATCAGGTGCCCGAGTTCGATAAGTGGATTGAAGCCGAAACCGGCTTCGGGATTCTCCGGGTTGACGATGCGCCGGGGGATTTCGGAAAGCCCCTCCCCCTCTCCTGGTACGACATGGGAAGGCGCAATCTCTTTGAAATTATCGTCAAACTCCTGCCCCTCGCGGGCGCCGGCCATGGTCTTATCTTCTTTGTTCACGGCGAGGGCTTCGTTCAACTCCTTCTGCTTGGCAAGCAGTTTGTTGAGTTGCGCCTGCTTGTTAAATGGTTTTTCGAGTTCCGCCTTGCGCGCTTCCAGGTCGCGCCGCAAGGCTTTAATATCCTCTTCCCTGTTCGCGGCGTAGGTTTCCAGGTTCCCGATGTTCCGCTCTGCGCTCTGGATCGTGCCAATCGGACTTTCATGATTCACCGTGAATCCGTGCGAGGATTTCCCGTACAGGTAGGGGTTTCCACTTCCATCGGCCTCAATGTCGAATCCCTGGAAGGTTCCAACCTTCATCCGGCCACTGCCGCGGTTAGCCTCGACGGCAGCATTCAGTGCGGCACCGGCATCCTTCCGGTCGGTGTAGGTTTTCTTCCCAACCGTCATCTGGAATTCTTCGCGCTTGTTTGCATCGCGCGTTTTTATGTCTTGCAGGATGGCGTCCCGTGACGCTTCAGTGCCAGAAATCCGCTCCGGGATCTGCGCGAGCCGAATCCGGTTCGTGATCGCCGACTGTTCGTGAATCTGTTTCAACTTCTGTAGGCGGTCCACATCGGCATCCGTTTGGACCTTTTCGAGCACGCGCTTGTCGCCGGTGGCAATCGCGGCCGCCTCGGCATAACTCAGCGTCGCACCGTCCACGTCTTCGAGTTCGCGCTGATCATAGCCGTGCTGCATCATCTCTTTGATAAAAGACGCCTTGCGCGCGATCGTGCTCCACATATAGGCGTCAAACGTGCCCTGAGTCACGTAGCGATAGATTTGCACGGTTGGGTTGGTATTTCCTTGCCGGATGATGCGGCCTTCCCGCTGTTCGATGTCTGACGGGCGCCACGGAGCATCTACGTGGTGAAGGGCCAAAAGGCGCTCCTGAATGTTCGTTCCAACCCCCATCTTATCGCTCGAACCAATAATGACGGCCTTCTCGCCGGAGTTCACGGCATCGAATAGTGCCTGCTTGGCGGCGTCGCTTTTCGCGTCGTGGATGAACGCAACCTGGTCGGCCGGCACGCCCATGCCAACCAGTTTGTTTTTCAGGTCCGCGTAGGCGTTGAACTGGCCGCGTTTCTTCCCGGCATCGCTCGGGGTCATCAAATCGAGCATGACGGCTTGGGCTCGCTTCGTGCTCCGCGTTTCATGGTAGATGTCGGCAACTTTCTTCGCCGCCGCGGCAATCTTGCTCTCGCCGTCGTCGTTTGCGCCCGGGACCATCGAGCGGTAGTCTAGCGCGACCTTCCGCCCCTCGCTCGTGATCTTGAGCATATTATCTTCGGTGGGATCGACTTCTTTCCTGCGGATGGCCTTGGCGCGCTCGCCGAGTGTCTGGATGTAGTCAAGTACCCGCTGGCTGGCGGGAACCTCGATTACCTTCGCCTTCCCGCCCTCGACGTCCGGCACCTTGACGATGCCCTCCAAGTCCTCCGGGTGAATCACATCGGCGGTCTGCCGGAACATGCGCTTGAGTTCCGGCACGTTCATAAACTTGGCGAAGCGGGTGCTCACGCGAAACTTTGTCGGATCCTCCGGCGAAACTTCCATGTTCTGTACGGTATTCCCGAAGGCGGCTGCCCAGGAATCGAAGTGCGACAGGTTCCCGGCCTCAAGGCGCCCTTCATCGAGATACCGCATCATCGTGTAAATCTCGGCCATGGTGTTGCTGATCGGCGTGCCGGTTGCAAACGCCACATTCGCACCATTGTTCAGGTCGGAAATGTACTTCGTTTTCAAATACATATCGAACGCGCGCTGCGCGTCTGACTTCGGGATGCCATTGATATTCCCCATCTTCGTCGAGAAGAAGAGGTTCTTATACATATGCGCTTCGTCAACGTAAAGCGCGTCCACGCCGGTATCCTCAAAATTAATGGTGTTGTCTTTGCGTTCCCTGTTGGCCGCACGCTCCATTCGGACCTTGATGCGCTCTTTGGCCTTCTCCAACTCCTTCACCGTGCGCCGGTTACTCTGCCCGCGCTCGTCTTTCAGTTCTCGAATGTGATCTTCGAGCATGTCGAGTTGCTTCTGTGCGTAGCGCTGCAAGGTCTCGATGCTGACGGGAAGTAACCCAAAACTCGCGTGTGGAACAATTACCGCATCCCAATCGCCAGTGGCAATGCGGCTCATAATCGTCTTGCGATTCTTTGCTTCAAAGTCCTCTTTTGAGGCCGCAAGAATGCGCGCCTGTGGGTAGAGTCGCAGGAAGTCCGCGCCCCATTGCTCGACCAGGTGGTTCGGAACGACGATCATGGGCTTCTTCGCCAGACCGAGGCGCCTCTTTTCCATGGCCGAGCCGATGATCGTGTACGTCTTGCCGGCACCGACAACGTGTGCCAGAAGGGTGTTGCCGCCCACAACGCTGCGCCAGATGGCATTCATCTGGTGCGGCCGCATGGTGATGCCAGCAGATTTTCCGGGGAGTGTCAGGTGGGAGCCATCATAGTTTCGGTCAACGATGTTGTTCCGATTCTCGTTGTACCACTTCGTTAGTCGTTCGGCCCGGTCGGGGTCTTTGAACATCCACTTCGAGAACTCTTCCTCGATCTGTTCAAGTTTCTCGCGCGCGGCGAGGGTTTCTTTCTCATTGACGCTGCGCTTCCCGTCGGCAGCCTCATCATAAACCGTTGGGCGCTTGAGGTTTAACGCACCCTCGATGATCTCCAATGGGCGCATCCGCGCCGTGCCCCACTTCGTCTGTGCGGCCTCATTGTACCGGGCTTGCCCGTTTTCTAATTTCCAGATCGCTTCGCTCGCAATATGTCGGACGGTCGTGCGGTTGCCGTACCGCTGATGACCCAAAATCGCTTCGTCGATGAAGTTCGCGATGTCTTCTTCGGGAATCCACGGCGTACCGAGTCGCACGCTGATCTCGCCGGGTTCTAGGTCTCGCGGCTGAACCTGCTTCAATGCCTCGACATTTTGCGTGAAGTCTTTGTCCAACTTCGCCGCTTCTTCCGCATCGCGCAGTTTCGCGCGCACGTCGCCAGAGAGGTATTCATCCTTCGTTTCCCAGTGTCCCTGCGGTGCCTGAAAAGCCAATCCCGCCGCGCGAAGTTCTGTCCTAATCTCGTCTTCTGGCCGCCCGGAAATCTTCGACATATAATCGAAGTCAATCTTCCCTTTCTCCGCGAGGGATGCCGGGAGCGCGTCCGCGACGTTGTCAACGCTCGTTACTTCCTTCCGCGGCGCGATGGTCTGTTTGAAGAACACATCGGCCTTGCTAGCCGTGCGCTCTTTCGCGTTCCACTTCTCAAGCGCCAGAAGTAGCGGTGCGTCTGGATCTTCTGCGACGATCCGGTAATTCTTTGGCTGGTTGAGGTAGCCGTGTTTCTTGACAAAAGCATCGTAGGCGCGGTTCAGGCGGCCGCGGATCGCCGTCAAGTCTTTCCCTGGCCTTCCATTCCCTTCGGCCTGGAATAGTTCGCGCGTGACATCGCGGATGCCAAGCATTTGTTTCAATGGCTCAACGTTCGCCTTTGGAAATTCCGCCCGATGGACCATCTGCCCATCGCGGTTTTGGAAAACCCTGCCATCTTGGACCTTGTACCCCCACGGCTTCGTGTCACCCCAATCGGGGATGCTTTCGACGGTCGCGGCCCTGGTCACGGACGCCGGTGCTTCGTGCTCGCCCATGACTTGTTCGGGCAGCTTCTCGATCGCGCCCTTGAGCAATCCCGGCAGAGGCTCTTTTCCGGCCTTCAACTCATAGTTCTGCCCATGCCCATACATCGTCCCTTCGAGGGTATGTTCTCCGAGCGCCATCGACGGATGGTCGTGGAAATACTCATTTACTTGGGCTTCGCCGCCAGGAAGTTCCATTTCTTTGGTGGCGACGAAGTTCTGGCCGCCGGGCTTTTCGCCCGTGCCGCGCTTGCGGAAGAACAGCATATCTGTCGTGACTTCGGTTCCAGCGTTCTTTTGGAACGCGCCACCGGGCAGGCGAATCGCGCCAATCAGGTCTGCGTGGTCAAGGAAGGCTTGCCGTGCGCGGTTGTCGTAAGCATCGAGGGAGTGGTGCGAAGTAATGATCGCCGCGAGGCCGCCCGGGCGCACCTTGTCAAGCATCCGAGCGATGAAATAGTTGTGAATGCTCTCGGTGAGATACTTCTTGCCTTTATAGGTAGGATCGTTGACAGGGTAGTTGCCGAATGGGACGTTCGAGATTGCAAGGTCGTAGAAGTCGTTCAGGCCCTTGAGTTCTTGGAAACGCTGAATGCGTACATCGGCATTCTGATAAAGTTGGCGAAGAATCTTGCCGGAAGTCTGGTCAAGTTCAATCGCGGTTTTCTTCGATCCCGCGAAGATGTCGTCGGGCATTAAGCCGAGGAAATGGCCGATACCAGCCGAGGGTTCCAAGATGCGACCAGCCCTGAACCCAAGGCGGCTGACTGCATCCCACATGGCGGTAACAACTTCAGGGGAAGTGTAGTGCGCGTTCGTGGTGGAACGTACTGCGGAGTCGTATTCTTCTTCTGTGAGGAGTTTCTTCAGTTCGGCGCGTTCATTGCGCCACTTGTCGTGGTTCTTGTTGAGGAGGTTCCCTGTCCACCCCCAACCACTGTAACGGACTAATTTGGCTTGTTCGTCGGGTGTGGCGTTGCGCCCGGAGGCTTCAAGTTCCTTGAGAACGCGGATGGCGGCGACGTTGAGTCGGTACTTTTCTTGAATGGAGCCTTCGCCAATGTGGTCGGTTTCGGTGATCCGGTAGTCGTTACCAGACTGGCCGGATCTGGACTGGACGGCTGGCTCTCCCCCAGGTGCGGCTGGTCCTCCTCGCTCGGCAACAGGTAATGGTTCAACTTCGCCTCCCTCTGTGCCTCGAACGGGTGTATTCCGTTCTGGATGCTGCGCGCCGACTCCTCGACCGCTCGGTTCGCCGCGTTCTGCGCCCAATCGTCCAGCTTGCCGGCTTGCGACAACTGGCTCGCCATTTTCGGCCGGTACTTTTCGAGGTGCTTCTTCGCCTCGACCGCCCATGGACTCAATTGCTTGGACATTGGCAGGCTCCTTCTCTGGCTGGATTGTGCGCTCCGGTTCTTCGTTTGTCAAGTGACTCAAGGGCACGAATTCGATACGGCCAATAGGCACCACGCCAGAACGGCCGGGGATACGCATGACGGCTTGCTGATCGACATCGACAATGGCCTCGCCGCGGCCCGCGTCCACTGACTGAATCTTCCCGGTGAGTTTCTGCCCCTTGGAATTGGTATAGCTTACGCGGTCGCCCTTTCTAAACTTTACACTTTCAGACGCGGCACCTTCGGCGGTCCGGGCAACCTCGGCAGGCTTGGTGGATGTATTTGCGGGGGCCGTGGCAACTTCGGCAACCCGATTTTCGGCAGGCTTGGCTTTGACGGCTTCGGACTTTTCGGCTGCTTCGGCAGTAGGCTTTTCGCCCTTTGCAAGAACTGGTTTACCTGCTGCGGACTCGCGTACTGGTTCTGCATTGACAGCCTCCATCTTGTCCATCAGCGCATGGCCCTCTGTCAGTTCGGCCACTGGAATCTGATCACCGGCCACCGCGCGCGCCTCAATGGATGCAACTTTTTGCTCAAGTTCGTGTTGGTCCATCGCCCGAAGAATTTCATCGGATGAGGTCGATTCCGTTCCAATCTCCCCAAGATCATGTACACCAACGGCGGGGTGCACTTCCTCTGCGGCCTTGGACGCCGGCTGCCCCTTGGTCGGGAGTGCCTTCGCGCCTTCGTTAAGCGTGGTTTCGGTGCCATTGGCCTGCCTGGACACAATCCGATCATACGGGCCAGCCTTGGCGTCCACCGCTTCCGGGCCGATGAGCGGCGTTTCCTTGCCCGTGCGCGTGTCGATCCTCACCCGCTGGACACCACTCGCTTTTTCATTGCGTGTGCGGCTGATTGCTTCAAGGCTTGCACCAGACTCCGCGCTGGCATTCGGAAGTCCCTGTACTGGCCGTGTCTCCGCAGACAACGGCGTTTCCGTGGCGGAAGTTTCCGGCTTGGGGATAGAGGCTTGCCGTCCCGCGACGACGTTCTCGGGCGTCTCTATGCCGATTTGCGCGCCGGGGAACTGGTCGGCAAGTTTCTGTGCTTGCGCCTGAACCGCTTCGGGCTTGCTGGTATCGACTACTGAGGCTTTCTGTTCTGTGCCCCTCGCGTCGCGGGCGACTACTGCGGCGGGTTGGCCTTGCGCGGCTGCCTCTTTCGTTTGGACATTGCCAAGGAGTTCACCGTACGTGCCATTCTTGACCGCCTTTCGAATGTCCGCTGGCGTCACACTGTCGTCGTGGTAGTACGTTCCCGCGCCTGGCTTGTCGCCCTTTACAATGGTCACATTGGCATCTTCCGGGGGTGCGGGGATCGTCTGCGTGCCCTTCGGGAAGTACACAACCTTGTTCGTACCCTTCGCCAGCGCATCCACCTGGGCGTTGAGAGTTTCCGGCTTTTCGGGAACGGTCGCTTCACCGGCACCTACGGATGCGGGTGCACCGGGAAGTTGTGCCGGTTGAGGCGGTTGCTGTGGACGCTCAGGAACTTGCGGCGTGCGCTTCGCGGATACTTCCTGCCCTTCTGTCGCTTTCCGCGCCGCCTCAAATGTTTCTGCCTTGACCTGCTTCTCCGCGCCACCACCACGAACTGCGCCAACCGCTGCGGCACCACCAAGAGCGGCTTGCCCCAATCCTTCCAGAACCTTCGAAGCGTCTTTATCCTTCACGCCTTCGACGATGTTTCCGCCGCCCTGTGCGGCGAAGCCGCCCGCAGCGGCTTGTCCGGCAACCTTTCCAGCCGTCGCGGCTTTCTGCGCCTTTGCTGCCGCGATGATGGTCTCCTTCATCTTCGTTTCCACGTCAGCGAGCTCGGCACCCGTAGCTCCCGCTGCGCGCATCGCTTCATACTCTTGCGCTATCTTCGCCGCTCTGCCGCCAAACTGCCCGGCCTTCGAAAGCGCAACTGTCTCTCCAAGGCCGAGCGCGGAAACACCGAGCCCAATAGGAGACAAAAACATATCGTTAAGAGTTTTGACGGTATCGGCCGTCGCACCCGCAAAGAAGGCTTCGCCGCGTGTCTTGGGAATGTCGGGACGGTTCAGAAATTCGCTTGCAAGGTCGGTCAGTTCACCGACATTCGAAGTGCGAACTCCAAGAGGGAATGGGTTGGTCGGTCCGGGTTCCGTAAAAGCGGGAAGTGGCATCTTGCGTGAGCCGGATTGGAGGTCAGTGGAGAATTGATCCTGGGCACGCTGCGCCTCTTCAATCCCCTCGGCGGTAGTCGGGCCCCCACGCTGCGCGCTGGCTCCAATCTCGGCGGGGTTCAATTTCCTTGTACGCTCGGTTTCAGCGGCAAGAGCTGCGCGCTCGGCCGCTTGCTGCTCCTCGACGGTTTGCGGAGTCTGAGAAGGATCGTAGTAGCGATTCGTGAACGGATTTAGCGGAATTTTTGTGGCATCAACAAAAGGAGGATTCTGCGGAGGGGGCAGCTTCGTCATCGGCTGTCCCATCTTCGCTGCGCGCGTGCTCAGTGGGGTTGTCTGTGTTTCGGGGGATTGTCCTGTGGCAAGTTCGTTCAGAGTTGGGGTGCGAAGGTTTGTTCCCGGCTTCGGCCCGCGGATCGCTGAAAGGATTGGGTCGTCTTCTTCCTCGTCAGCAACCGCAACTCCACCGCCGCCCTGAATCGCTTTCAGGATAGGGTCGTCTGCCATGTCCTACTGTTCTTCGTCGTCTGTAACGGAACTTGCTGTTGGACTAAGACCTGCGGCTTTCGCGTCCTCCGGAGAGAGTGACAACCGTTTCTTGCCTTGCTTCGAACGGTCGCGGATATGTTGGCGAATCTTCGGCAACATCGCCTGTAGGCGTTTCTGTGCATCCGGATCGCCCACCTGAAGGCCGTTCAGGAATTGAATGGCCTTGTCGGGATCGTTGCCGTTACGCTTTAGGGCTTCCGCCGCGTAGGTTTCAACCTGTGAATTTACCTCGTTCGTCTTATCTGTTCGATCTGCCGCGCGGTCGGGTACTGGCTGGCGCGTGTTGTCAGTCGAAGCAATTTTCTTTCCAAATGTCGGGCTGTTCGGATTCGTGTCGAGAATGTTATCCGTCTCGATACCGGCACCATTCCGACTGGCGCGCACCACCGCCTTTGGTGTGTTGTATCCCGGGGATCGGAGTGGAATGCTCGCAGCCACACCAGAAGGCGACTGGCTCGCCGTTCCGCTTCCCGGCGTTAACCCTCCCGGAGAACCCGGTATCTCGTCAAATGGCCCTGTCCGCGAAGTCACTCCCGTAATAGGATTTTTCATTCTCTGAAAATTCGGCCTGCTTGGATTGTCGATGCCAAATGGCGGTCTGGTTGGCAGTGGAACCGCACCGGATGGAGAAATGCTCGACGGTAGTGGTACGGCACCAGAAGACCCGGAACCGCCGGGAAGCGGAACGGCCCCAGATGTTGTGGCGCCCGGTAATGTCAACAACCTTGTGGGTGCCTGGCCGTGCTTATCGTAAGTGACGATGCCCTGATCAGTATTCGTCGCCGCGTAGTCGGCGTTGCTCTCTGGCTGGATTCCCTCGATCGGCTCGTACCGCAACGTGTGCGGGTTCAGAGTCATGTAAATTTCGTTGCCCTGCGGATCGTGCCCCTTGATCGCGTTTGGCACACGGCTAATCGGCGGCAACTGCATCTCGTGCAGCGTGCGGGCGTATTCGAGCAAGTTCTTGAATTGATCGTTCACTTGCTGACGCTGGAGCATCATCTTCTGCATCTGGAATGCACGCTGACGGTCATAGAAATCTTGCGCCGCGCCAAAACCGCCGCCGGGATGCCCCTTGCCGCCAGCGAGTCCAATCAAGCCGCCTTGCAAAGCTGGGCCAAGTACCCGCGCCAGCATCCCCCACTTCGTCAGTTTGCCGTTATCGTTGTCCGGATGTCCCGCTCCGGGTAACCCAAGATTTTGCATGAAGTCGCCAAATCCCGTAGTGCGCGTAACTGGAAGATTTACCGATGGGCGCGCGCCACCGGTCGCGTTCAGCGGATCAACACCTGGCGGAAGGGGGCTTGGTGCGCTGACGCCGTTGGCGTCCGTACTTGCTGGCGCTCCGAAATCAGACTGGTCCGTGCTCCCGCTGGCCTGTGTCAACGGCATTTGATCTGTCTGATGCGTGTGGCACATGAAGCTCCTATACGGAGAAAAGTCCCGGATTCTGCACAAGTCCCTGTGCCAATCCACCAACAAAGTTCCCGAACCCGCCGCTGTTCACCGGTGGCGCACTGAGCACTGAGCCCGCCGCGCCACTGCCTGCGGTAGCGTAACCCAAAGGATTCAGCATGTTCGCGGCGTTTTCCTTTGCCGCCTCGTTTGCGCCAAGCGCGCCAACGATGTTGCTGTCAAAGCCCCGCGCCAAGTTTGCGTTGAAGTCTCCGACGACTCCTTCCTTAAATCCCGATGGAAGCGTATCGCCAAAACCGGACAAGCGGCGCAATAACGACGCCCGCTCCGGGGCCGCCGCGCGCGCCAGCGTGCCGTTGTTGAAATCAATCAGGTCGTTGAAATACGGCAGGCCGTTCTTCAACCGGTCCATCAAAAATGGGGTTTGCGCGTTATTCCGCTGCGTGTATCCGGCCGTCAGTGCCCGGTTCAAGTCGATCTGTGACTGCGCCGATTGCTTTTTTTCATCCGCAAGTGCATCGCCCCCACACATGGAACCTCCGGCCGCATTTGCGGCTAAACTTCCACTTCCCATCGGTTCGCTGGCTTCGCCCGAATTAGCCGTAAAAATCCACGCCAGAACCGTTCTTTCTCCGGTGCCACATGCACCATGATCCGCGTACCGACGCCGAACTGATCCTGCAGAAACGCCGCGGCGCGCTTCATCAGCATGTCGCGCACGCCGCGCGCCAGTTCGCGGCCTTCTTCGTCGTCAGCGGACGTCACATGGAAGGTCGGGCAATCCAGCATGAATCGCAGGATTGTCAGTCCGTGAACGGTGTAACCCTCGTCACTTTCGCTTACCACGGCCCATGCCTTCAGGTTCCCGTGCAGCGGAATCCGCCCGCCAAATTCGTTCTCGCAATACTTCTGGACTGCATCGAATAGGTGCGGATTCTTCGGGTTCGTCGAACCTTCGAAAAACTCGACAGGGAAGATTGCCCTTGTCATAACAGGATAATCCGGCCGCTTCCACCGCCTGTCGGTTCGGACGGGTATCCGGGCGGCGGCGGCGCCGCCGATCCGCCGGTCCCGCCGGCCGTGCCAGCCACAACGTATTGATCGGTATTCGCCTTACCAATGATTTGTACCTTGCTGCTTTCCGCACCGCGCGTGCTGACTGACGAAACGTATAAAGCGACCGAAGTGTTCGCTGGAACTTTGACCCTTGTCTGCCGCGCGGATGGATCCGTGATGTTCTGCACCAGGTTCGTTTCATTGTCACGGTACACACGCCAGCCAGCAATGTCGCTGCTACGAATCTGCGGCGCGTTCCACGTGATGAGTAGTTCCAGGCTTCCACCCTGCGCGATTAAATTGCGTGGCGGGAGCGGTCGTTTCTTTGCACCTGAAATCTTCAATAGCGTGGCGGAATTTTCTTGGAGCAGTCTTTGAAGTATCGGCATGGCCTGCTGATACGTTCCAGGCAATTGAAATTCGTTGTTCATCGCGCTTCCTGCCTGGCCGCACCAAGTTTCGGCATCACCATGTTGATTCGTCCGTAGGTCGCCACCGGGATTTCTTCGTTAGTCACCGTCAATGTCCCATCTGCCGGATGTGAGGTAAGCTGGACACGCCCGAATATCCAGCGTGCCTCGGTCCCAATCTTTGCGGCATATCGGTTATCGCTGGCGCTGATCTGGTCCGTATCAGCCACCGTCCAATCCGCGAGCGCAAGGTCGGTTTCCGCCGCGTAGGACCACTGTGCGAGGCCATCGCCCTGCCACTCGATCTCACTCACTAGCACGTTGTTGTTTCCAACGTTCAGCAGCGTGATGTAATCGCCCGTGTAGGTGGAACCGTTGTCCGAGTCACCATCTTCGAGTTGGTACACCTTCCCGTTGTCGGCGGCGCCCCACAGGCGCTCTCTCCCGTTCACGTCGCGCACATTCTGCCGCGGCGTGTAGCCCGTGCCAGCCAGCGTCTTCAGGGTTATGCCTGAATACGTTGCATCGTATGCCTGCCCGTGCGGACTGAGTTCGTCGCGCAGCAGGTAGTCGTGGACAACGACAATTGGATTGCCATTCGTGTCTTTACCGAACACGTACACGCAATCAATTTCCTTGATCGGGTCGCGCAGATAGGCCAGTTCCACCGTCGAAACGAACTGGTCGGCAATCTGATTGAGCAGCATTCGCTCATACTCGTTGCTGATCGGCGTCGGCCCGTAATAACCCGAATTCAGCAGCGTGTTGTAACCCTGGCCAAAGCTCATCAACTGCTTGTCGGTTGTGAACCACACGGGCCCGTACGGCGTTTCGATCCACGCGCGCTGCCCGGAACAGCCACCAACCCACGGTCCGCGCCACGGGTTTGCGCCCTGATCGCGCAATGCCTGCGACCAGATCGCCAGATAATTCTTACTGTGGAACCAGCCTTCCAGCCGATAGGTGTGCAGGCACGTCGGCACTTCCCCGGTCGGAAAAGGTTCGATGTTGTTCGCCGGCCACGCTTCCGGTGCCGAACCAACAAATTCTCCCACATTGAAAGCTGTGTCGTCTTCCGAGTAGTAGATGTTTACATCGCCATCTCGCGCGGCGAAGACCCGATTGCCAACCCTGGTAAACCTGTTCAGGCCGCTGATTGGCAAACCATTGCGGATCGGAAGTTCCTGGTTCGCGGCAATCGTCGGCGCGGTGAATGTCGCCACGGTTGCGGCATTTCCAACGATGATGCGGTTTCCGTTCGCATCCACCAACCAGTAAGGCACCTGACCGCCATCGTTCGTGCGCCCGATGCCCTTCACCCACTCAGTATTTACACCCGCAAGGCTTGGCAGGCCGCTCACCACAAGCGAGTATCCGGCCGTCCCAACCGTGAAGGTCGAGCCGATCTGGACGCAATTGCCGACAGCGCCGGTGACCTGGTTGTAATACACCATCCAGAGGCCAAAGCCGCCCAAGACGGTAATTGCCCACGTTCCCGTTACGCCGTTCGTAAGGTTGTTTGTGACACCAGAGGATTCCGTGCTGTTTGGTGCCCGGATGCCCACCGGCCGCAGTGTCGTGCCGTCGTAGCTGTCGAAGTCCGTACCGTTCCCGATGAAGATGCGATTCGCGGCCCGGAAGTGTCCCCACGGGTTCCCACTCGCTAGCGCCGCGATGGTCGTGACCGCGCCGCCGTTTATGGCAACGCGCTTCAAATTCGCACCTTGGCCGAAAAGTGCGTACTGCGTTCCACCGTACTGCTCGTAATAGGCAATGGAATGAATCGCCGTCGTGTTATCGACGGCGCTCATCGCCGGCGCCGTGTAACCCCAGCGCAACTTCAGCCGGCCGGATTGATGCACCCGGAAATTCCGACACCGCTGGCTGCGCTTCGGCGGGAAATTGAGCGGATTGCTGCGACTGTCTACCCCGCCAAACTCGAAGTCATCGATCTTCTTGAGTGGCATGAATCAGCCGTGCGCCTGCACGGTGTTGACCGTCAACTCGTTCGCGCGAGCTTCCTGGGTCTTGCGTCCTGACCAGTGCGGTGTACGGGATGCCTTGAGGACGAAGTTCTCACGGTTCGCGCTCGCAACGGCAAAGCGCGGGTCTTCCTGGCCGTAGAGAAACTCATACACGCGCTTCTCCAAACACGGCAGCATTCCCCAGTGAAGATAGGGCGGCAGAAGCGGGATCGTATCCTGGGTGGGATCCGTCACCATCGGAATGGCCCAGTAGCCGTAGAGGATTTTTTGCGCGACGTTGGCGGGCGCCTGCAGAAAAAGTGTCCAGATGGAGGTCTTGGGATCGATGAAATACGAGGCGGGAGTATCTTGTACGTTTTGCACCGTAGCGGCAAGAATTTGCTGAGGATCGAAGAGGGGGATAAGCTCGGCGGCAACTGTAACGCCGTCAGCGTTCAGGAGTATCATTTCGTCGAGTTCAACTAGGTCCGGGGAACTTCCACCGGCGGCAACGGACAGGTCGTAACTTTGCGTGTTGATGGCAGTGGTAAAACTCGACCGCTTCTTTCGCCACCAAAAATGCTGCTCGTTACAGAACTCGTCCAGCGCGAGAAAGAATTCCATGCGCAGATCGATCAACTTGCTCGCGCGGTTCTCCGTGCGCCTGTTCACCTGCTCGACGATCTGTGTGACGCTCCAACCCGCCATGAGCTCCCTAACCGACTGCGATTCCGACTTTGTTTTCTTGTTGTGCTACCGGCCAGCGCCCCTGCCGCTTTTCTTCTTCGACGTGGCCGCGATAATCCATAATCGAGAATCCGTAGTCCCCGATGTGCCCGGGCAGCACTTGCGGATCGGCATAGATGCGAAAGCCGAGTTTCTTGGCTTTCCAGCAGAATCCCAAGTCCTCACCAAGCTCCCCCTGCTGGCTATCCACAATGTTGTCAAGAAACTGGAACCACCAACCATCGGCAAACTTCCAGTCGCCGCCTGGCGCGGTCGACCCAGCGAACAGATCGCGGCGGCGCTTCTCTTTCTTGTCCCAGTAGGCGTCGATGCACGCCCGCGAGCCACAACCATCGTCTGGTACTTTCCGCTTATCCTCTTCCCGCTCGAAGTAGCAACTTCGGTATGCTTCGCCCATTTTCTCGAGAACGCGCCGATGGACCAGCATGTACGCTGCGCCAGCGCCGTCAATCTCCATCAATTTGTTCGAGTCGAAGTCCCATTCCAGCGGGTCAACGTAGCCCTCTTTTTCCTTATTCCAGAAGCGGATATTCGGCACGGGCGGATCACGACGCACCGTCGCTATCCCGCAAACTATGTCGAGTTTGTAGGAAAGCAGCCGCGCAAGGTGCCCCGGCTGGCACAGCATGTCATCGTCCATCAGAAAGAAGTATTCCGGCTCCGGCCGGCCATCGGGCAATTGGTTCATGCCGTACATGGATACGGTCAACGTCTGATTCCTCGACCAGTGAACGACAGAGGCCCCTTTGACGCTCGGTGGGAAGCGGAGGCTATGCTTCCCTTTCTTGCATTTCCAGGGTGCGTGGTCGCCGCATTGGCATTGTGTCGCCTGAATCATCTGAATCAGCGACGCGCGGGATTCTTCCTTCATGCCGCGGTATGTCGGCACCACGATGTCACAAACGGCCATACGTCAGTCTCTCGCCTCTCTCCATGGATAACGCCTTCGGGTTTCTGCTGCGCGCCGCGCGATCTTTTCACCAAACGCGTGAATTTTTTCGCGGTTACGCTCTACGCCGTCAACCTGGATGCCAGTCCAAATCTTTTTTCCGGTGTAGAGATTCTGCTCGTATCGCACTGGCACGCAGGTATGGCATCCTTCAATCACCTTGCCCGCGGGCGTGACCTTAATGAGTAGTGCGGTCACTTCACGGCCGCACCTTCGGTTCGGGCAGCGCATCTACGCCGCCGGCGGGGCGTTGCGCGGGCCGATCCTCTTGTCTGCCAGCTTCGCCCGAAGTTCTTCGATTTCCTTGTCCTTCTTGGCGTTCTCAGCCGCCAGACCATCGTTCAGTTTGATGGCTCGCTTGGCCTGATCCTCCGGTTTCATGGTGTGCCGGAGGTACACTTCTTTGTCTTCCGTGATCGTGTCGCCGCCCTGGATGAGTTTGCGGATCTGCGCGATCACCTCGGGATCATCGGTGTGCAACAGACCCATGGTGAAGCGCACTTCTTTGTGTTCCAGCGCCATGATTGCGCCGGAGTTGGCATCCTTCACGCGCTGGCCACCACTGATTCGAATGGTCACACTGGAAGGCGACCCGTGGGGCGCGGTGTCAATCCAGGAATAAAAGGTCACTACTTCCTGCTTCGTTGCTGTCATACAGTCCTCTCAAAAGGAATCGGGGCTGGAAGTCGTCCCTCCAGCCACGAGCTGAATTGTTGAGTTACGGTAAAAGTTAGGTTGCTTTGTGCGGGCAGATGCCGCCGTTCATCCGTTTGCCAAACTTACAATTCATGCAAAGCACTTGGAATCCGGGCGGAAAATGGTGTTTCAAGAGCCAGCGATAGATCGCGCCCGTGCGGCTTCCGTTGAAAATGCTGCGACGGTGTTGTGCGCTGTTGTTGTCCTCGTGATCCAGGGAAAGAAATTCAAATATTGATTCACCGCAACACGCGCATTTTGCACCGCCGTAAGCCTCAAAAACTTCACGTTTTATTTCTGCGTGACGCTTCCGCACGACGGCGTTATATGCAGGCGTCGGTGGTCGATATTTGTAGTGCTTCCTTCCATATATCCGCTGCTTCTTGAGACACTTCTTGCACCGCAAGCCATTTGGTTCATGTGGGCGTTTTCCACATCGGTAGCAGAGGCCACCCTTAACTCTTTTCAGGGTAGTCCTTGCCACCGATGTGGAATTTTCGTTTTTGTAATACCCGGGTGTAATTAGATTTCGCTCAAGCCGTTCTATTGCCCTCGAAACATCTGTAAACATGGCACCTCCATTACGAAGTATGCCATATTATGCAAATGTGCGTCAATAGAACATTTGCTTCAAGCGAATGCCGTCACATTATACATTCGGGCATGGCGGCTTTCGAACCGAATCACCCATGCGCCTTCCGTGATGTACTCATCCTGGTACTTGTCGCTGCCGTCTTTCACGACGTCAGTCAACAGGTGAGTGTCGCGGTTTTCGCCGTTGCCGGACAGTGGTGCGAACTCGATCGAGTCCACGTCGAGTGCGTAGGCTTCGTCAGCCCATCCCAATGCACCGGTGGGACCGCCTTCGAGCAACAGGTCGCGGGTAATCATGAAGTCGCCATGCGACGTCACGTACCGCTTGACCTTCACTCCGTACAGTTCCTCACCGGGCTGATGCCGCATGTGGCCGAGCGAGAAGAAGTCGAACGCCGAGATGACTTTCTTCGCGGCAACGAGCAGTTTCTCGTGCCCTTCGTAGTAGGTGCCGAAGGACAGTTCTGCGAACGATTCCAGGCCGGTCTCGGTCAGGGTGTTGTTCGCGTTGTAAACGTTGGTGACGATGCGGCTCTTCAGCCCCATCGTAGTGCGGATGGTTCCAGGTGCGCCAAGCGCCAGCAACTCGGAAGCACGCCCCCACAGGCCGGTTGATTCGATTTCCTTGCGGATCTCTTCCAGTGCTTTGCGGCGCTGAAAGAGGCGCTCGTTGGACGGCCCGAACTGAGCTTGTGCGACCATCGACTTCGTGATCTGCACGGGACGCCGGAAGATTTGTGTGTAACTGATCTTCACGGCCTTGGTGGTTGTGCGCGGCGTTCCAAACGCAGCGCCTTCGGCGTATGCCGAACCGACGATGCGGATGTCTGCCGTAGCGCCGATCGTGTCTGCGCCAGCGCCGCCAACACCGCGGGTGAGCGTCAGGGTGTTGGTTGCAACCGCACTGACGCGAGCGATTTCTTCCGCCGCAGAGTTGGAATTGGCTTTCGGAATGGCGATCAAGTCGCCGGGATTGAACAGGGTGCCGTCCACAACCAGAAGTGCGGTGGCAACCGAACTCTGATCGGAACCGGCATTTGCTTGTCCCCAATGCCCAACGTAGTCGTCTTCGATCCACTCGACGCGGGCACTGGCGGTTGACTTCTTGCGGTTACCAATTTTGGTAACCAGCGTAAAGATCGGGGTGAGGCTCGGGTTCAACAGAACGTCCGACTCACCCAGGAAAATACGCTTTTGTACTGTTTCTGAAATGGCCTGGTCGATTGACCGAGGCACCGTGTTAACGGCCATGTATTTCTTCCCGGCAAAGCCGGGCAGGGGTTACCTAACTACCGGGTCGCTTTATAACACGGCCTGCGGTCGCCAGCGCGTGGGAGAATTTGCTTCCGCCGCCGCTGACAATCTCGTTGACCGTTTGCTGCCCCGGTGATGGTCCCTTGCCGATTTCGCCTTTGGTTTTTCCGGGAGTCGTGCGGCCGGCGGCGATTTTCTTCGCCCGTTCGGCCTCTTGTTTCTTGCCAGTCTGGACAGCCTTTTGAACTGTTTCAGGGTTCACCTGTTCCCCGCGCGCGATCTTGTACGCAGCCTCAACCTGCGCTGCGTAGTTCGCCACCCTGTCGCGGCCGTTGCCAGCCACAACGTTCTTGATCCACGCATTCGACTGCATCGCGCGCTGGATCGCTCCACTCTCCACCATCTGCTCGAGGTTCGGGTAGAGTTGCTTTCCAGTCGCTTTGTCGGTCAACCCATCGAGGTGCTCGAAAGCCGCTTCACGAATCGCCATCGTCTCGACGCGCCCGATTACCGGGTCATTACCAAGTGCGCCGCGCATCGAATTGTAAATGGCTGGCAGTGCGTCTTCGAGTTGCATCCAGAACGCTTGCGACAGTGCGGTAGTGATTCCATCCGCCTGCTGCTGGCTGAGTTTCTCCGGAGCCTCATCGCCCCAAAGGGCCTTCACAAAGGTGGTCGCAACGTGCATGGACACTTCTGGCACGACACGCGCCTTCGCAACCTCGCCAGCGTTCTTGATGAACGCTTGGATCTGTTCAGGTGTAGGCTTGGTCGGCTGCGCCGCCGCTTCAACCTTCTCCTCGGGCTTCTCGTCGTCACCCTTGGCTTCGGCCTCTGCGCGCTCGGCTTGCTGCCGCTTCAGCGCCTCGCCGCGGTCAATGACCTCTTTCAAGAGGGCATGATGCGCGGGGTCATTCGGGTCCAATTGGACCTTGTAAGTCTTAGAGTAGTGGTCAGCGGCCTTCTTGTAGGCGGCTTCGGAGTAATCGCGGTCGTTCTCGTCGATAGAGAATTCGCTTTCTTCCTCTGCCGCTTCTTCTTCGGCCTCTTCGGCTTCGGCTTCCTCTTCGGGTGCCTCTTCCTTGCCGGCTTCTTCGCCGGCTTCTTCACTACCGGTTTCGGGCGTATCGGTTTCAGTTTCCGCCGCCGACTCCTCGGTTTGTGTTGCTTCGGCAGAACTTGATTCCGGTCCCGCACCTCCAAGCAGGGCGTTCAGTTCCGACTCACTGCTTGGTACTGCTGTTTCTTGGCTCGTCGCCGTTTCCGTTGCCATACTCGCTCCTACCGCTCGTCGCGGACAAAAGAAAACGGCAGCGGTGATACGCTCTTCGCGCATTCCACTGCCGTCGAAAATCGGATGGTTCTAAACTGGTGGCGGGGCTCGGAGTCGCACCGAGTTCAGGGGGTCATGAACCGCCTATGGACTGTTCCACTTCCCCGCACAGCACTTCTAAACCTTAGAAAACGGGGCGGTGCCTGGTAGCTCGCTCCCTAAAGGTCGCGTTCCCACCGCCCCAACCCCGCAAAAGCGGGGATCTCGTCAGTTCGGATTACCGAAGCAGCCCCACGAAACCACATCCGTGGCGCCAACAGTATCGGTAAGAACCACCTGCGTTGCGGTCGCTAGCGCTTTCACGAGTTGTGGCGTGGTTTGGTCTGTCGCAAAGCAGATTGGCGCATTCGTGAATGGCTTCGCAAATACCACCGTGGCAGTGTTGGCAGCCAGCGTTACTTGCCCCCAAGCAAAGGGGCCCGCCGGCGCGGTCGTGGTGTTTGCCACTGAGCCGCCGCCACCCACGTTTCCAGAAATGCCAAGGACATTCACGCCGTTCTTCTGCAGATAAATGTCCGAAGTGGTGGTATCCCCAAAGGCCAGGTAAAACACGGACGGAATGAGCAGGTTGCGACTCGCTTGGTTGCCATTCCACTGCGCGTATCCCGCAACCACCAGAAGGAACGCCAGCGCGAACACTCCGAACACCGCGAGCGCACCCCTTACCGCCGAAAATAGCTTCTTCATGTATCTCTCCTGATTTGAAGTTGGGAAACCCTTGAAATCTATCGCCAAGTCACCGTGATCTCGCCCGGGGTCGTACCCGCAGTCAAGACGCACAGGCCGGTGCTGAAATCCAGATTGAAATCCAGCGATGTGCTGGCTGCGGGTACGGTCACGGCCGTAGCACCGAAAATTGCTGGCGCGGCACAACTCGTGTTATCGAAAACCTGAATCGTCCACGCCGAGCCCGGCCCGGAAACGATGAGCTTGCCCAGGGTTCCCGTACTCGATTTGATCTGAGTGCTGGCATTGGTCGTAATCTTTGAGTATGAGAAAGGTGCAATGATGATTCGTTGCTGCCCATCCGCGCGCATCCCGTTCGAGAGTACGAAGCCGGCCTGACCCTCGACGATCCCGACAATAACAAGTGCCGCCAAGGAGATTGCGGCAAGGGAAAGCAGTATTCTTTTCATGCTCTAACTCCCCGGGCCAGCCCAATGGTATAGCTGCCCATTTTGAATTTTTCACCGTCGCGCATGTTGTGGCCACCCGCATGAAACCAGCCCCGCAGGTCATCCTCGCTGAACGACCAGCAGTGATCGCCGCCGGACAGGCCCGAATCCAATGCCTCATCCAGCGGATGCGAAATCACCGACGCGCGGCATTTCGGCAGCCACTTCTTGACCAGGGTAGCTGGGTCTTCCAGGTGTTCTAGGACTTCACAGAACACCACCACATCTGCATCGAAAGGCTCTACTTCCTCAATCGAACCATCTCTGACGAGTGCGAACGGGTACAACTCCCTCGCCGTGGCGATGCAACCCTGATTACACTCGACGCCAATGACTTCGTGGTAGTCGGATAGCGGCCCGGAGATGTCCAACGTCCCGCAACCCAATTCCACAATCGTTTTCTTCCCGGGCCCGAGTTCGACCAGGGCAAAGGTCAGCATCCGCCGCGCCTTCTTTACGCGATCCTCTTGCACGCCGTCACGGGAGTACACGCGAACGGGGTTCAACTTGTGGTGCTCGATTCCTTCCACTACAGCCCGCACCTTCATCTGTTTCATAGCAATTCCGGGAGTGCCTCATTCTTCACCACGTACTTCTCAATCGCTCGATTTGTCCCGCACTGCACGCACCTTCCACAAAGTTTGGGGGTTATGCTCGCCGCTATCTCCCGGTGCTTCTGCGACAGCCAGATATGCCGGAAGGGCGTCTCATTGACGTTCCCGAACACGATGTCTCGCCGGTCACAGCACGCCGACACATCACCGTTCGCGCCGATAACCGCCAAGGTCAGGGCCGCATAGCACTTCTCAAACTCGCGCTGATAAAACACGTCTCTGTGACGCTGGCCAAGAATCTCTAATCGGAACGATTGACCGCCCGGCGCCAGTGCTCGGCGCTCAATCTGCCCCCATAGCCCCGAGGCAGCCGTAAGGAGTGCCGGTGTCTCCTCAGACAACGGGCGCACCTGCACGAAGTCCACGCCCAAGTCCTCTGCCAGCCTGAAAAGGCGTTCAAGGCTCTCCGTGGAACTATTGCAGTCCGCGACGTTGTAGGCGATGCCCACTTCCGGACCGCCACCAGCGAACTTCCGCCCTACCAGGGCCCGAATGTTTTCGATAACCTTCCCGAACTCTCCCGCTTTCGACCCATGCATCTTTTGGTGCTCTTCCTCGCACGACGCATCGAGAGATACACGCACATGGTCCGCACCATGAAAGAGAAGCTCAAGCCAACGATCAATAAAACCGCCGTGAGTGATAACGAAGGTACGGAAACCATGCTGTTTGGCCGTACAAAGGGCCGCGCCGAAGCCCGGATGCAGCGTTGGTTCGCCGCCTCCGGAAAACTGAATCGCCCGGCAATCCAACTCTGCCAGATCGGCCAATACGGCTTCAATTACGGTGTTACTGAGGCTGTGCCGCTTGTCCGCAATTGTCGCCTTGCGGAAGTCCAGCGGCTCGCACCATGGGCAGGCGTGGCTGCAAAGGTTCGTCAGGTCGATGTTCGCCCGGATCGGCCCATGCGTTTCGCCAGCGAGAATCCCCTGAATCCTGTCCGTCCATCTCAGGACACGCAACTCGGAATGGCGCTCACTCACTGAACGGTCTCGCGCACGCCAATCTTCTCGAGGATGACCGTCAACCGCTTCTCAAGCGAGTGCTTTTCGTGGACCTCGCGGCATCCTTCTGCGGCGATCCGTTCGCGCTCTTCGGCCTTCTCGTCGCTTGGCCACTCCCTCAGAAGTTGCGCCACGTAAGGCAAGTTGCTCGATCTGTAATAGACGAGGTGGCGACCAGATTCGAACGCTTCCTGGTTCTTCGAGATACCACGGTCGGCACTCAACTGCGGGGTAAGGAGAAACGTTCCGCACGCCATAACCTCGTAAATCTTCGTCACCAGCAACGCGCTCATCGCCGGCAGGTTGAAGAATACCTTCACGCGCCTGTAGTTCTCGACCAGACGCCGCACGCTCTCTTCCGAGCAGTACCCGCTCAGGTCGTTGATGGACACGTTGCCAATCCGGATCGGCGGATGGTCATGTTGGCTCAGGGCTTGCAGGAAGCGCCCGCGCTTCTCGTAGACCAGGCCAACGAAAGCGATGGGCCAAGTCTTTTCGTAGTTCAGGCGACCGTGCTTGTCGATTACGTTATCCTCACGATCGCCGAGTCGGCACGGTCTGAACATTTCCGTATCCACCCCAAACGGCAACCAGTGAACGTGCCCCTTGCCGAACATCTCCTGGTCGAGCCATTCGGCATCCTGGTACGCCGGCACGAAGTTCTCGTCGGCCCACATGCTCACGCTGTCCCAATCAAGCGTGTAGTCGGCGCGGTGCATCGTCTCGTGCCACCAAGCCGCCTTCGGGACGCCGATATTCTTCCATTCGTACTTCGTGTAGACAGCATCCAGCCACGGGGCGATGTGCTCCGGACCGCTCACCAAGATTGCGTCGCACTTCTTGAGGGTATCCAGCGCTGGCAGTTGCGCCTTGATGCCTTCAAACACTCGTTGTGGCATCTCGGCACCCGCTCCCGGCATCTCGCCGGGCACCACCTCGTGCCCCATGCGCCGAAGCGTGGTCACCAAGCCGTTGCTCATCGACCATGCTGCGTACTGCGACTTCGGGTATAGCACCGCGATTCTCATACATCTCCTGTGCGCGCGCCGATCACCACGAATCCAGCGAGTGGCTTATTCGCCGCCGCCGGCCGGTGTGTTCGCTTCCGCGTCGTTGCTCGCATCGCCGGGAACCAAACTCACCTCGTGACGTCCGGGCACAACTTGCTGGCTTCCGGCCGGGCCCAAGTCTTTCGGGCTTCGGCTGCCGTGGCCGGTTTCCTTGCTGCCGAGATTCCGTTCCCCATACATTTTCTTGTTCATGCTGTTCTCCTTGGAAAAGTTAAAGGCTCACAAACACACTGCCTTCCGAATGATTTGCTCGAACTGATTTGCTTCGGCGGCGCGCGCGGCATATTCGATCAACCGCGCCATCGACGGATTGCCGTTCAGTGCCTCGGCGTCACCGTGCCGCCGCCAGTACGTACGTTCCTCTTCCCACACCTTACGAAGTGCGGAGAGCAGAACGCCATGATCAAGCAGCATCAATAGCTGCGACGCCTCTTCCGTTGTTAGGTCGTTAAGAATCGGCACTGCCAGCACCCTGTCCGGCCAGACCCTTCACGCCGGGGCCCTTCGGCTCCTGGTGAGCCGGTTCGGCTAACTTCGCCGCGGAATCGGCCGCCCTCCCAACGTGTTCAACCATGTCGGCGGTATGCTTCACGGTGCTCATAATGCCCGTGCCTTCCGTTGGCAGGCCCACGGCACTGAGAATCGCCGCCTGAACGTCGGCAGACAACTCTTCGAACTTTGCTGTGACGTTGAAACCGATCTTCACTGGCGGCGCTTGCGGCTGAGGCGCTGGTGCCAAACCCTCTTCCGGGGAAATTCCCGGTACTGACTTGAGATACGCGGCCGCGATCCCGCGAACGTTGAATACTTGGGGAGCACTCAGCGCCAACGCCAAGAGCTGCTGCAAACTTTTCGTCCGGTAGGAATCGTCATCAGCCAGCGTCGAACCTTCCTCGGGTTCAATCTGGAACTCTTCCTGAATGTCCATCGGGTCGATGCGAATCGTTCGCGGGTTTCCACCCGGAGTATTCGCGCTGAGAGCCTCAACGGTCGTCTTTTGCTGTGGCTCCTGCGGTGGTTGCGGTGGTCCCGGCGGCATCGTACTCATTGCTGTGCCCCTTGATTCTTAAAGAGTTGATCGATGCGCTGGTTTTGCCCCAAAGGAATCTCGGCAGCATCTTCCATGGCCTGTTGATTGAACCACAGCCACAACTCCAAAGTGTCTCGAATGAACTGGCCCATGTTGTTCAACTCATCGGCTAGCACCGCATCGGCGCCCTGCTTCTGCAGGAGTGCCGTTGTTGCCAGCTTCCCGCTCTGCGGCACACCCTCCGTCCCGGGCTGGTAGTCGTTCATCCCGGGCTCGACCTGCTGCATCTCTCGAATCCACTGCGCCTGATCCTGCAACGCTTCTGCGGGGAAAGGCGGATCCTGCTGGAACTCCAATTCGGCCATGTTCCGCACTTCTAGGATGCGGGCGAAAGAGGTCCGAATTAGATTCGCATCCGTGATGTTGCCGCCCTCCAACTTCTTGAGTAACGGGAGGAGCTTGTTGTTGATGAAGTCCGTCGTCTGATTCGCGCGCGAGTTCCGCAACTGCATCAGGAACCGGCTGATCCGCAATGTCGAGTCGCCAATCCCCTCGATCATGTCAGGGATCAGCACCATCTCCGTGTAGGTGTAGCGTCCGTAAGTCTCCCACGGGAACCACAGCCTGCCGAGGTTGATATTCTCCTCGCCAACAAAGTCGATGGCTAAACGGCCATCCACAACGCTTTGCCGTTCGTCAACCATGAACCGCTTCCGCGGCGGCTTTAACGGCCTGCCAGCAGTACGCGGATCGGCAATCGCTACCGCTTCGCGCATCGCCCGGCGCAAGCTGATCGATTTTTCGTCGATGTAGTTCCGGTCGCCAGCCGCGTCAAGCACCTCTTGGGCCTTCTTTGGATCAATCACCGGAGATTTCTCGCCCGTCTCGGGATCTTCGCTTTCCTGACGCGTCCAGTAATCGAGCCACTGTTCATCGCGGATGCTGTTCTCGATCACATAGGCCGACTCGTTCAGCGAACGGAAGCCGGGCTCGAGGAACGAATCACCGGCAAACACGTAATCAAGCTTCGAGCCCTCGTACTTCGTGACCGGAATACCCAAACTTACCCGATCGCCATGCTCGGCAATGGCCTGCGAAATCTGAACCTCGTTCGGTTGCGCACCCTGCTTCTCGGCGTGGGCAATCTCGTCCTCGGGAGCGCCCTGCAAGCGCATCAGATCGCCCATGCTCAACTTCGAAGTCACCCTCTTCAGGCGCCGCGTTACCACCACCTTGTCGTAATAGTTCTTTCCAAGGCACCATCCAAACGCGCGCGCACAGTTAATGACCTTCCGGAAAGCTAGTTGCGATTCACTTTTGTCCCACTGCCACATCAACAACGCTGCGGCCTTGTCGGACTGCCCGGGCTGGCCGCCACGCAACCGGAGATTCGGGGCGTTGCGCGTCAGCCGTGCTACGCCATGCCGATGCATCACGAAATGGTCTGGCAGGCAGACGTTTGACCGCGACTTGTCCTCAACCTCTTCGCCTTTCTGGTTCGTCCGCATGATCGGTCGCACGCGAGCTTTCAGGTTCCGGTAAATCTCCGTCCACTCGTCGTAATAGTTGTTCTGCATGTAGCGCTGAGATGCTTTGCGCTGCTCGAGAATCTCTGCGGCCGTGTCATCCGTCACCTTGTCGATTACCGCTGCACTTTGGTTGTCAGCCATGAATTTTGGGTTGTGCGCGGGCTGCGTTGTCTTGCGACCTATCCCGAATCAGAAGTGCAGTCTGGTCGTCTAGCTGTTCGAGTTTCTGGCGCTTGTTAATTCCCATGGGAGCCGCACCCCCAGCCACCGCCGGGTAAAAGGCCACAATACAAGCGCGCCAGAAATTGGAGGTAGCTCCGGCATTCCACGTCGCATTGGTCGCGCTTCCGCCCCCTCCCACGAGGATGCGGTCTTCGTCCGCAAAGCCTGTCGAGGTGTCATTGTCGAGCAGAGTGAAGCTCGTTCCCGCCCCGACGATGGCGGTGCTGTAGGTCAGCGACGAATAAATAAGCGCGTTGTCGTTCGCCGGGGTGATATTCGCCGACGTGTAAGTGCCCGAGCCGCTTCCATTCGCCGTGTTGTCCGCTGGCCCCAGGACGGTGCTGTTTGTAATCGCCCCTTTCCAACTGGAGGCCGTCATGGCCAGGAACGTGGCAGCGGCGCTCAACGTTACCGTGATGGTTACGGAGCCCCCGCCAGAGTTGGCAAAATACCAACTCTGGGTGATCTGACCGATGTTCGTGTCGTTGACCGACGCGATGGCCACGGGATAATTCCCCGCGTTCACGTTATCGGCGCAGGTCGCGGTAGGCGTCCCAGCGTTGTTCCAAGTGGCGGAGACAACGATCAGGTCGCCCGCCGTCACCGCCAGCGTCACCGAAAGGGTGGAAGCTGAAACGCTCCCATTGTCCGCCCCGCCGTGCGTGTCTGGAGTAATGGCCGCTTCTGAAGGAAATGCTCCTAGTAGAAGTAGCAGGGCGATAAGCACCGCTTTCTTCATACAACTTTTCATAGCCCCGTCGTCTCTATCCATTGAAAGGTGATATTGAAAGAGCTGCCCGTTACCGTCACGCCGTTCAAGTTCACGGCAAGCTGTTGTGTTGTTCCGCGAAGCGCAACCGACTGGCCCATTCCAGGTTTCCAGATGTAAATATCGGACGGAGTCGCTGTTCCTGGGGCCATGCAACCCAATTTTGCGCTATCCACGTTACCGACCGCCGTGCCCACTGTCGGATTCGCGGTGTAGGTTAGGGGCGCTGAAACAGCAGCCGCATCATTCGAATCCAACGGCACAATCGTCATGGCCGACGAAGTTCCAAGCGTATCCGCCGTGGACCGCTTGATAAGTTGCAGGTCGATGATGCCAGCGGTTGTCTGCGTGCAGGTGACTTGAACACGCGTGACGAGTACCGTGTTCGTCGCGTTGCCCGGAAGGATTGCTATATCGGTGGCGGATGCCACTGACGCCAAACCAACCTTGTTGGCTGCATAAGTGGTCAGGTCCGTCTCGGGCAGTACCGTAGAACGAAGAACGCCGTGCAGGCCAGTATTCAGCGCAGCATCCCGGCCAGCCGTCGCTGCGGCAGGAAGATTCGTTCGCGCAATTGCTGGAAGCGTGCCAAGGCGATTCGTGGCCGCCGCAACTCCATTATCCGCCAGCGTTCCAGCGAGCGAGGAATCATTCGAAACGGTCACCCGTGGAATGCCTGCGCCGCTAGCGCCCGTACCGGTTACGACTCCAGACCCACCAACTTGTGCAAGGTTGACGCTTTGGTTGGCGGATAGTGCCCCAATCGTGTTTGTACCCGCTGCCAGGGAAACCGTAGGAGCCGCTTCGACAGGTGCGGCGCTGAGAGTGATCCCAACGTTTGCCGTTCCTGACGTCCACGCGCTTGCCCTTACGCGGAAATTGCTGGCTGCATATACGGAGCAGTTCCACGCCCTCGTTTGGTTGGAAGGAAGGGCTTCGCTGCCTTCTTGAATCGAAGTGTCTGTCCGGGTACAGGTATCGCTGTACCAGATCGTGCCGCCATCATCGGAAAATTCAAAGTTGATCGTGACGCCAGCATAAGTTCCATTCACCGTCACCGTGGATACGCCGTAGCCATTGACTGTTACCGGGCCGACCACTGAAGTCGCGGAAGTGACCGTCCCGGTTGTCCTGGTCGGCTGCGCCATCGAAATGCCGCTCGTTGTTCCAGCGGTGGTCTGGTCAATACCGACCTTCCCAACGATTGCCGCGCCAGCGACCAATCCAACGGTTGAATCATTGGACACAGTGACGCGCGGGATCCCCGTTCCAGAAGCTCCCGTTCCCGTGGCTACTGCCACGCCACCGAACTGTGTAACGTTAGTTGAAGCGTTCGCTGGAGGAGAGGTTGTTACCGTCCCACTGACCGGCTGAGTGACCGCACTACCATCAACCTTCCACGCGGTCGTATTGGCCGTGTTGCCAGGTTGGACCGTCCAAGTGCCGCCTTGATTCGCGGTTACGGCCCCTGATACCGGCTGTGTAACACCCGAACCATCCACCGGTAACCTGCCAGCAACCGGCGTGTACTGCGCCAAATTCACCCCGCCGATCGTGTTCGCACCGGTCGGCAGAGCACTCGTGATATTCGCCAGCACTGCGCTCAGGTTCGGAGAGCCAAGCGCCTGCGGAATGACGTTAACATTCGCCGTTCCCGCTCCAGTGATTACCGTCGAGAGCCGTACGCGGAAGTTTGTGTACCCGCCAACGGCAAAAGTCCAGCTTTGATTCGCGCCCGTCAGCGTGTACGTTGTCTCAAAAGCGCCAGCATCGCCACGCACGCCCGCCTTTGCGTACCACGTTGTGTTGTCCGGGCTAACCTCAAACGTTACTGCGCCACCAGTGATACTTGAACCGTTGAAGGATACTGTGACCGTGGATCGCTGCGACACCGCCGCGGAAAGTGCCGTATTCAGTGCCGTCGCACTTGTCCATGCCGTCGTCGAAGCCGTGTCCTGATTGGGCGACACGATCGGGTCAGCAAACGTCGCCGTGCCATCGGCATTCGAGATGGGAACCTGCCCAGCCACTCCCTTATTCGTCGAGCCGATGAGCAGGCGATCCGCGCCATTCACCCAGGCGTGCCACACTCCATCCGTTGAATTCTGCCCAATGTCACCGTTCGCCGAAGTGGTAAGCCCTGTACCCACGCGCAGCTTGAAGAATGTCGCGCCGGTGAAATCCCAACTATTGCCCGAGGCACTGAAAGCGCCAGCATTGACGTTTGCCGCCGCGGTAATCGCGCTCCATGCCGTGCTCGCAGTGCTCGCCGAGGAAATTGCCATCGTACTGCCCGATGGCGTGCATGTGATGTTTGTCGAGCACTGAATCGAGAAAGGGGCAGCATAGGTCTTGAGCGTTGCGCCACCGCTATCTTTGAACTTGATAACGTCAATTTGTGCGTGGGCTGGCCGAGCCAGTAGCAAGCCTAGGATTCCCAAAACGCCAAGCAGCAGTATGATCCGCCACACCCACAAAAGCCGCCGATCACGGTCAATGCGCCGCACAAATTCAGGGTGCGCTTTTGGCCTTACGTGCTGACGCCATGCCACGCGCGCAACTGCCCGGGCAATGGCCTCGTCCTGTGTGTGATCTTCATGTTGACGGCGCACGTGGATGTATTCGGCCAGTACCGCATCCCGCGGCAAACTCATTTTCGCAGGAAGTTCAGTGAAGCCCATCGCTCGCATGGTATTCGCCACGTGTGTCGGATAATGGCCTTCTTCGATCAGCGCGAGGACGGCTTCTATTGGCCCTTTGGTGAAAGATGCGTTCACGCTCAATCTTCCTCTTGGGCCAAGGTAATCGTGCCCGTAACTGCTTTCACGTATCCAACCACATCGCCTGGGTTCCAAAATACCCCTGGGCTGCGTTCGAATTCTTTTTTAGACCCTGCTGGCTTGGTAATCTGCGCGTCGTTCGCGGTGGGTGCCGCAAGAATCCAGTCCGTTGTGCCCGCTTGGTCGTTTTCGTATATCGTGACCTTGCGACAGACAGACTGCACCGTAACCGCGTGGAGACTGAGATTGTCCACGCTCATCGTGAAGGTTTTCGCCATCAATGCTTCTTGGGCATTCTCTGATACACCGCAAACCAGTCGGTTGCGATGTCGTGCTGGGCTTTGGCCAGCGGGATGCGACCGGAGCAGACTTCTCGGTGTAGCCAGTTCTCGACGGCGTCTTTCTCGTGCGCGCCTGGGCGCGGTTCGTAGGGTTGCGGCCAAAGGTTCTTCACATCATCGGCCCCACCGAGTTCAAGGCTGATCAGGTGGTCAACTTCACAACAGATGCCAGGCTTCTTTTTCGCGCCATATTGCGCATAGACCCTGTTCTTCATCGCCTCGGTGGTATGACGAAACTGCTTTGTTGACCCGCCACCGCAGACCGCCTTGGCGTCCGTCGTGCGCACCGCACCGGGCGTCACAGTAACATCATTGAGCAGGGCACCCGTGCCAACCCGGTAATGCGCCTCCTGTGCCGCGGCCACCAACGCCACCACCAAGAGAATTGCAAGCAACGACAGGGCATCCAGCAACAGCATGTGGTAGGTGCGGGGCTGCTTCATTAGCTCGCCTTCCCGACCGATGCCCTTGTTGGCATCATCGGATCATTCGACCGCTCTTCCACGGCCTCGTCTCCGTCGGGCTCATCTTCCGGGGTTGCGGTCATCTGCCCCACCAGATTCTTCACATGCGAATGTGCGGCACCCTTCCCCTTGTGGTAGGTCTCTTCGGGCGGCTCGTACTTCCCGATCGCGCCGCTGAAGCCCTTCCCGGACTTGCCGGGGCTGTCGTGGTAATGCGCCGTGACTTTGTGAAGATGGCCACCCTTGCCGTCTTTCACTTTTTCAATCTCGACACGCCGAACTTTTTTGCCATGCTTCATGCTGTTACCTCGCTCTCGCCAATCTCAGCGCCGCCTGGTAAGCGTGCTCAAGCCACTCAGTCCGCACCAGATACCCGCGCCGCAATTTCTTCTTGCACCATAGATCGGCCTCTTTCAACTCTCTGTGGGCATCCAACTCATTCCCTCGCAGCATCGCCACGAATCGCCCCGCCGCCCAGTTCGCGTACGCCTTCCCCGCCATCTGCCGGCTTGCTTCGTGGACCTCGGCAATCTCGATCGCGGACAGCGCCAGCACTTCGCGCCCAACTGCAGCGTCTATCTCTTCCCGCTTCGCTGTGGGCGATACCCCTTGCGCCGATTGCAGGTTGCGCTTTACTCGCGCCAAAACTTCCAGCGCCCGCGGAGATAGGCCGCCCATGATCACAATCGCTTACGACAGGACCAGCGCGCCTTCACTGCCGATGTGGACCGGCTGGGAGTTGAGTAGTTCAATAACCTCTCCCGCGCGCACGGGGATGTCCGCATTGAGCACCGTGAGAATATCCTTCGGATGCTGACTGATCGCCGACACCAGCGCAACCCGCGAGGGCAGCCTATACTGGTCGGCATTCCCGGGGAAACCGCTTGCGGCCTTTTTAATCTGAAATTCCACCCTGCACACCATCAATGTCGCCATGAACTCTCCTTATTGAAAGAGGGGCTTAGTGCCGAACATCACTTGCTCAACCTCAAGGATGTCGTAAACCTTGCCAGCCTGCAGCGCTATATTCGCGTTGATTACCGCTGAAAGCGTTGGCGGATCCTGCCCTGCGGCCACAACAATGGCTTCCACGGGATCCCTGCGGTACACGTCCGCTTTCGTGTCTCCCTGGGTCGTGTCCGGCAAATGAACCTGGTAAGTGACTTGATAAATATTGTTTGCCATGCTCACTCCTCCTCAAAACGAATTCCCTTCACCTCAAAGACTTGCTCACCCGCAGCGCATGTCAGCGTCAGCGTTGTAACCGTTGCCGGTTGGTCTTTTTCGATCACTGTGTGCGTGTCGCGACCGGGAATGCACAGGAAAATGTCTCCTTGACCTAGGGCCCGCGGCCCCTTCTTGAGTTGCACTTCAATCTTTACGGGCAGGATCGGCTGAAACACTGCCACATTGTGCTTTAAATCGTTTCCAACGAACTTGAACGCGCAAGATGAAGAGCCGGCACGTACCTGCCACGAGGCCAGCAAGAGCAATAAGACGCCGATACATGCCACCCTCTTCACTGCCGACCCCTACGCGGCCGCCGCGAATACCTCGACGGCCACAAACCCGAACTGCTTTACGATGTCCCCGCAGAAATATCCGTGACGCTTCACGGCCTCGATGGCCCCGCATTCATCCACATCACCGGCAACCGTGAACTTGAACTCGATGCCCACACCCGCCGGCACGACCACCTCGCGCACCTGTCGAGACCACTCAAGCCGCACGACCGTCCTGGGCAATGGCTGATACACGGCCGTTACCCGCCATCGCCGCTTCATGCACTGCGGCCTCCCGCGCAACCGGAGAATAAGATCACGCCACTTCGCGCGGACGCTCACTGGCCTACCGATACATCCGCTTGAACGCTTCCCATGCTATTTGGCGCTTCCAGGAGATTCGACGTAGTTCGCCGGGCCAACCAATCTTGTTTTCGACCAACCCCCGAAGTTGTGTCGGGGTCATCAGGATGGATTCTTTCGCTTCTTCAACTGTCATCCGGCCAGAGAACACAAGACGGATGAAGTCTTTCGCTTCACCTCGCGGCGAGAAGTTGGCGGTCAGGGCATCGCCAATGTCATCCCGCGAAACGTTGTAATGATGCGAAGCGCCCATTTACGACTCCTTTGCGAAAAAACGGCCCAACCAGAGGCTCTCTGGCGCACGATCTCAGTGGCCCTATGGATAGATGGTCGGGTAAAATGGCCTAATACCCGATGGCGCCGTAGATCGGTTCCCATCCTCCAACCGACTGCCTCGGCTCAATGAATCGCGGTTCATCCAGCAGGATGTAACTCAGGCAGTCGATCAGGTGCTTGTCCTTGTTCAACGGATCGGGTGGCGGATCCTTCTCTGCTGCAGCCACGCCCTTGAGTTCTTTGTATCGCAGCGCCTCGATCTGACTCACCAGGATGTCGTTGTCGCCACAACCCCTCAGAATCGTCAACTGCGGCTGGAGCACACCCTCGTACTCAACCAGCCTCAGCATCTCGCTGATCTTGTCGTAGCCGGCATACTGCCGATTTTTCTTTGCTGCCCGAAAGCTGATTCCGGCCTGGCGGTATCTGTCGAAGTAGTTCACGTCTTCGGCGGCATCGAAGTTCTCGCCAGCCGGGTCCATCAAGTCAATGTAGGACTTTGGGAAGAGTCCGAATTTCTCTACCGTCGATAGCTTGTCGACGTAATCGGTGCAACTTAGTCGCGGCTGCTTCGCGTCATGCCTCTCCTGATTTTCTTCCTCTGGCCAGTAGGACCACGGCACAACCTTCCGGCCATACTTGTTCACCATCAACCACACGAACGCGTGGGCTCTTCGGGGATGTGGGTCGCAGGCCAACCATACCGTCCACCTGTCCGCAGTGATCGTTCCCCTGGGCGTAAGGAACTGATTTACGTAATGAATCGAGCGATCAAACTCCGGAAACCACTTCTGGCCGCCCCTCGCGTGGGCGTCAATCTCCATCTCGCGGTCCCACATCGTTACGTCGGGATACGCGCTCTTGAGCAGGGCAACGCGCTCGGGCGTCATGCTCGGGTCAGCCAGGTAATGTAATCTTGCTA